AAAGGTGCCTTTATTCAAACAGCAGACTTTGGTCAATATGACTGGACTAGTTCTGAAGTAGTTGACTTAAGTATGACTATTTCAATGGACTACTGTATATTGAACTTCTAATAAACTACCACATATATATCTTAGAACCCGGCATTTAGTCGGGTTTTTTGTTTGTCCCATAATTTAATTTTCGTATATTTATATAAAAGAATAGTTATAATTAATAAAATTTATGGAATCACAATTTAAAATCCCTACTGAAACAGTAGAATTACCATCAAAAGGCTTACTATACCCTAAAGACTCTCCTTTAAGTAAAGGCGAAGTAGAGATGAAGTATATGACAGCTAAAGAAGAAGATATTCTTACAAATAACAACTATATTTCAAACGGTACAGTTATTGATAAACTGCTTCAAGCATTAATCGTCACAGAAGGAGTAAATTTTAATGATCTTTTAATAGGAGATAAGAATGCTATAATGATAGCAGCAAGAATACTATCTTACGGTAAAGACTATAAGTTCAACTATGGAGGAAATGAGGTAGCAGTTGATTTAACTGAGTTAAAAAATAAAGAAGTTAATATAAAAGAAGGTAAAAATGAATTCGAATTTATTTTACCTAAATCAGAAAATAAAGTAACTTTTAAATTATTAACTCATAAAAATGAAAGAGAGATAGATAATGAAATGAAAGGTCTTCAAAAGTTAAATAAAGAGAGCAGTACTACTGTAACAACAAGACTTAAACACACTTTAACATCAGTAAATGGTTTAACTGAAAAAAAAGACATCAGAGAATTTGTAGAAAAATACTTACTAGCAGCAGATGCTAGAGCACTTAGACTACATATGATTTCTGTGACTCCGGATGTAAATATGAAATACTACCCGGACGGCGTATCGGAGGGCGTTGACTTGCCGATAGGCATAGGGTTTTTTTGGCCTGACGTCTAGTCATAGAACTTCAATATTTACTCAAATACATGAAATAGTATTTCACGGTAACGGAGGTTACACATGGGGGGAGGTATATAATATGCCAATATGGTTGAGAAATTTCACTTTTCATAAAATCCAAGAACATTTTAATTCTGTAGCAGAACAAAATAAAACTAAAAGTCCTAAAAAGAAAAAATCCTTTGGACCCGATATAAAACCATCCTTTACAGCAAAGGCGTCTAAAAAATAGACGTCTTTCCTATTTATAACATATATACTCTATATGGCAGAAGAATTTAAAGGCTTAACGCAAGATCAATTAAACAAAATTGATCAGTATCAAGAAGGAACAGCTCAGATTTATGAAAGCTATAAAGCTCTTAATGCTGAGTTAAAGGATCTTGATACAGCTCAAGATAAACTTAATAAATCTCAGTTTATAGGTAGAGATATAACAGCAAAAATTGCACAACTTCAAAAAGAAGCTGTATCTAAAACTGATGCTGTTAGAAAACTAGAAGAAGAAAAAACCAAACAATTAGCTCTAGCAGCAAAGTTAGAAGCAAGAAGAGTAACTTTGATGGGTAAAGCTGCTACTGTAGCTGAAGACGTTAAGAAAGTTTATCTTAAACAAGCAGAAAACTTAGCTAATGCCGCTGATAATGCTAGAGCTGTAGCAGAAGCTATAAAAGAAACTCAACAAGATGCAGCTAAGTTAGATAAATCTTCAATATTCTTTTCTGGATTATCTAAAGTATTAGGCGATATACCCGGTTTACGTAAGCTTTCCGGACCATTCGATGCAGCAGCAAAAGCATCTAAAGAAACTATTTTAAATAACGCTAAGCTTAAAAAAGGTGCTGCAGGTATAAAAAGTCCTTTCGGCCAAGGGTTTAGTGCACTAACTAAAACTATAAGTAAGTCATTAATAAGTATTGCTGCAGTTACTACTGCATTAAAGTTTGTAGTAGATATATTCATAGGTGCTAATAAACAAGCAGTAGAACTTGCTCGGTCAATGGGGTCTAGTGTAGGTCAAGCAGATCAATTAAGAGAACAGTTTGCTGAGATAAGAAGAGATACAGGACTGACTAGAAACAATACAGCAGCTTTAGTTGCAGCACAGCAAGCCTTAAATGATGAATTCGGAGCTACTTTTAGAGCTAGTACTGATATTTTAAATAACCAGACTTTTTTAACTAGTAGAGTAAAGTTAAGTGCTAAAGAAGCATCTACATTAAGCGTTAGAATGGGTGCTACCCAAGAAAATGCCTATTTAACCTCAGAAAATATTTTAAATATCGGTAATAACTTTAAAGCTGCCAACGGATTTGGTATGAGTTTTAAAGGTATTATGAAAGCAGTCGCAGGAGCAACCGGACAAGTTGCAGCGTCATTCGGGTTTTCTAACGAAGCTATAGCGAAAGGGGTATTACAGGTTAGAAGATTTGGAATAAATTTACAGCAAGCTTCTAATATAGCTAGTAATTTATTAGATTTTGAACAATCTATAGGTTCTGAACTTCAAGCAGAATTATTAACAGGACAGCAATTTAACCTAGAAAGAGCTAGAGCAAAAGCTGCAACCGGAGATATAGCAGGAGCGACAGCAGATGTACTATCTCAAATGCAGAATTTAACTGCTGAACAGAGAAGGAGTCCTATTATAATGGAGGCTATTGCAAAAGCAACAGGATTATCAGCAGATGAACTTCAAAGAGCATACCTTATACAAGGTAATAATAATGTAGCAGCCGATGAATACTATAGATTACTCAAAGAAGGATCTCAAGATGAAATCAAAGCTTTTATGATTAGATCTAATCTAAGTGCACAAGCAATGCAAGACATAGAAAAACGAAAAACTGCTGAAGAAAATTTTAATGAGGCAATGGATGATCTTAAATCAACTTTTACAGATTTTGTCGATGGTGGATTTTTAACAGAATTATCTGAAGCAATGAAAAGCCTTGCTACTTGGGTTAATAATAGTTTTGGTGAAAGTTCTGATAGATCAAAAGCAGTAGGAGAACGAGCTATGAATATCTCAGATGAACAATATGAAGCTGCTGGTTTATCTTTTGATGAGTTTAATGAAATAGCTTATAAAGCATCTTTAAATAAAGGTCCGCTTGGAGTAACCTCAGATTATGCATTTGCAACTAATGAAGGAATTGATGAAGCTCGTAAAGAACTAAGAAGAATTGAAAATACAGAAATTACACCTGATGATTTTACTATAAGACAAAACCCAAAAGATACTTTAGTAATGGCTGGTGGTACTCAATTTGGTAAAGAAACAAACACTCTTCTTGAAAAGCTTATAACAGCAGTAGAAGGTGGTAAGGTAATTAATTTAGAAGGAAGAAAAGTAGGTGAAACATTAGTAATGTCAAGCTATAAAAGCTAATATATGTCAATTTTAAAAAATTATATAGAAGGTAAAACTCAACTTAATAAACTCAAGTACGGGACTTTTAATGTAGGAAATGAACCTATTATACAAAAAACTATTCCTTCTACTATCGAAGAACAGGGTAACAAATCTAGCCAAGGAAGCAAAAGAGCAGACGACTTAGCAAGAATAGCTGCGTTAATGACTAGATCACAAGGATTAAGTTACCTCTCTAATGAAGCACAGTTAGGTAGAGTAAGAATAAAAGGTAAAGAACAATCAGAAGAAGGATCTAGCCTGCTAGGTAACCTAATAGGAGGCAGTAACAGTGCAGCACGGGTACTAGGTTCTACACTTGCACAAGTTCCAGTTAATAACACAGGTATACACTTTGTCAAAGGCTTTCAGAGGAACTCTCATTACTTAGGTAAAAACTATGCAGGAGTAGTAAAAGAAGGAGGTAAATTTGTTAATACTGGATACGAGGTAGAAGTCGAAGCTAATAAATTAAAATCTCAAACAACTGTTATTGATATTTTAGGTCAAGAAGCAAAATATACTTATAAAGGTCAAGTAGCACCTGAAAGAATGCCTCAACCTACTCCTCAGAAAAAAATAGAAAATAGAGTAGGGTTAGGTAATATAAGTAAAAAAATATCTAAAGATCCTAAAACAACATATTCTAAATTCGTAATCAAAGACGATCTTGATAAAATAAATTTATTAGAACCATATAAAACTGGTGGACCAATTACGACTTTTGAACAATTTAACGCAGTAAAAGATTCCAGAGATTTAGCTAAATTTAGATTTGAAGTAATTAACTCAGATAATAACGGTAAAAATACAGTACTAGTTTTTAGAGCTTTAATAGACAGTATAGATGATAGTCATTCAGCAGATTGGAGTTCTACAAATTATATTGGTAGAGGGGAACCTTTCTATAATTACTTAGGTTCACAGAGATCTATTAATGTATCTTTTAAGGTTGCTGCTATGACTAGACATGAATTAAAACCTATCTATAATAAGTTAAATAATTTAATATCTACCACTAGTCCTTCTTACAGTAAAGGAGGATTTATGAGAGGTACTTTTGTAAAATTAACAGTAGGAAGCTTTTTTTATGAACTACCAGGATTTATAGAATCTTTAGACTTATCGTGGAATACAACATATCCATGGGAAATAGCATTGAATGAACCTGACAAACCTGGTGTTGATGATGACGTTCAAGAACTACCTATGGTGTTAGATATAAGTCTTAGTTTTAGACCAGTACATAACTTTTTACCAGAAACTGGGAATAAGCCTTTTTTAACTAACCCTAATAAAGCACCATTTAAAAACTAATGAGACGTTATAAAGAGATTGATAAATATAAAACTAAAGAAGGTATAAGGTATATAACTAATCCTATATACCCAACCATTCCAGAAACTGAAGATGACATATATATTATTGCTTCAGTAAGTGATAGATACGATAAACTTGCTTCACAATACTATAACGATTCTACTTTATGGTGGATAATAGCTTCTTCTAACAATCATCAAAGAGCTTCTCTTAACCCTACACCAGGTGCTCAGATTAGAATACCTGCTTCGAAAGAATTAGCTTTAAGGTTATATGATGATATAAATTCTTCTAGATAAATGTCACTAGGTTGGTCAAAAAAGTCGTCTATATACAGTAATGTACAATCTACTGTACAAACACAATTAAACACTAGAAAAGAAATAGTAAGCAAATCAAAACGTATCGATAGTGATCTGTTATTTCTTAATTCTAATACCGGATGGGTAAAACTATCCTCAGGTGTAGAAGTAGCAAATAAAGATAGAACATTTCAAGCTGATCAAAACATACTTTTTGGCGGTACATTTAATGGAAAAACCAAACAAGGGTTTACCCAAGATAAAAACAGTTCTTACGGACACAGTGAACAATATGGATTTAAACCTATGGCTGGAATTACCAGAGTTGCAATTGCTACCCAAGGTTCTTTCGGTACAGTAAAAAAAGCAACAGTTGAATTTCAAGTAAATAGTTTAGACGATTTAGAGAAATTTGAAAAACTCTACCTATTGCCGGGGTATTCAATGTTACTGGAGTGGGGTCATACACAAGTATTAGATAGTACTAAAAAAGATGTATCATCAAACGTAAAAACTTTTTCTAAATGGTTCGAAGACCTACCAAAACATGATCCTGATAATGATTTTCATAGAAGCAGAGAAATATTAAAAATTTTAGATGAATTAAGAACAAAACAATCTTATAATTACGATGCTCTATTAGGAAGAGTAAGTAACTTTATATGGAGTTATAATAATGAAGGTATTTATGACTGCTCAATTGATATTATAGGATACGGTGAATTAACCGAATCTCTTTCAGCTTTATTTCAACCAGGAGTTTCTGAAAAAGAAAGAGATAAAGGAGTAATAAATAAATTTCATGGTTATTTTGAATTAATACTTAATTCGCTCCCTACTCAAACTTCATTAGCTAATCAAACTAGAATTCCTTTTGACTTTGAACGATTTAAGGTTATGTTGGATAATGATACAGCAGATTTAATATTTGGACAATTTAAAAATGTATTTGCAGCTAATATAAACTCAGCTAATTCTGAAAAAACCTCAGGACTAACTCCTTATAAATATATTACTTTAGGAGGCTTATTAAATTTTATAAATGTTAACTATCAACTTAAAGATAATAATATTCCTTTTGTAAAATTTTATACTAATAATCACGATACTAAGACAAAAAGAGTAAAGTATGAAAATAATAACCCTTTTATAACCTTTGATAGTCATATCTCTTATCAACCTGATGTATGTATTCTACCTAAACCATTAGATTTAAAAGCTGATATTAAATTAGATATTGCAAGTTCAGTTTCAGTGTATAACTGTATTGAAGGTGATACTGATGATATACTCAATATTCTTGTAAATGTAAATTATGTAAAGACTGTATATTCTGAATTAATAAAAAATAATAAAAACGAAGATATTAATGTATACGACATGGTAAGAAGTCTACTTAATACGATTAATTCTAGTTGCGGTAATATAAATAATTTTGATCTACATGAAATAGACCAAGTATACTATGTAATAGATAGAAAAGGTACCCCAGGAAATAAAGATATAGATTTTACATTAGATTTAGTAGGTTTAAAAGGTTTAAGTACTAGTGTACAATTATCTAGTGCAATTCCTTCTAACTTAAGTAACTTAATTGCAATAGCAGCATCAGCTGGAGGGTCTAGTCTTACTGAAGATGTATTTAGCTTTAATGATTTTTATAAAGATGCTACCGATAGAATAATACCTGAACGAACTTTAGATGCTACAACTTTAGATATTAAAAGTTTAAAAAAAGCTGCTGAAGATAGACAAAAATTAATAGATAACCTCACTACAGTAGTTCAATTTTTCGGAGTATTAAATGCTAAGCAAGTAATTTCTACCACATCTATCAGTAACTTAAAACCAGCTCACCAGGCAGTAATGAATCTAATGCTTAAAAGAGAAATAGTTAAAAAGAAGACTAATCCTCCTGGAATTATTCCAATTAATTTAAGTTTTGATATTTTAGGTATTTCTGGATTAAGAATTACAGATGTATTTAATATAGGTTCTGGGCTTTTACCTTCTAGGTATAAAGGTAATGTTAGTTTTACCATCACCGGTATAGATAATAAGATAGAAAGTAATCAATGGATAACATCAATTTCAGCTTTAATGATGATTACTTCAGAAAATACAGAAACTGTTGCTATAACTGATAATCTTTCGGGAATAATAGATAGTATAGAAATAATTAATCCTGATGTAGACCAACAAGACGAAAGTTTATTCCCTAATGCTACAAGATTAAGAAAACAGATAGAAAATACACCAAACTTTTCAGAAAAAGGATTTGAGTTAACCTCTAGTGGTAATGATATAACAGCTCCTACGGCTACTAGAGGGATAGGATTAATGAGGAATATATCAGGAGAATTAAAAAAGCAAGGAATAAAAGACTTACAATTTAGATGGACCGGAGGACATGACCTGTTTCATATATTTAATCCAAATCCTCCAAAGTCTACTTACCATAGACTAGGAAAAGCATTGGATTTAGCAATACAGACTGATGCTACCACAGAACAGATTAAAAAAGCATCTGATATTGTATTTAAGTCGGTGAGTGGTATGGTAACTCTAGGTCTAATAGATTACCTTAACGAATATGAAAAGCCAACAGGTCACGCAACCGGAGGACATTGGCACTTTACTTTTAAATAATATGTACTTACCGAAATCTAAATATAACGTTAAACATACTAAAGGAGGAGAGTTATTTAATCCTAACGGTAGTGAGTATATAGGATCCTACATAGAATCATTTTCCGGGGAAATTTATACAGGTAAAAAATTTAGTAGCAGTACTAAAAAACTACAAGACTTTAGGTTTGCTGATGATACAACTGATCCATTAGTACTTAAAAATAACTTTATACGACCTACTAAACTGGATTATTTAAATGAAAAATTTAATAGGTACTATATTCAAGATAGGAGGACTAAAAATATAGTAGAGGTAAATAAAGAAAATTATAAAAAATTTAACACACTAAATTATACAATATCAGTAGTTATTAGCTGGATTCTTAAAGGACCGGTTGAAGATATAAATAAAGGACCTTATATTTATTTCGGAGCATCTTCTCAAAATAAAGAAAGTATAGTAGAAGCTGAAAAAACTATAAAGGGGTTATCTCAAATAGTAAATAACTACGGAGAGTTTGTAGTTTAAGATTTTTATCTTATATTACATAAAAGGTTATATATGTTTTACATTATTGAGACAGAAACTCAATTAGATAGATTACAGTCATTAGGTAGATTAGGAGGTTACGTAGATATTGTACCGTCTAACTTTTACTATCATCCAAAATTAACTGAAACAGTAGCAGTTTATATTAGGCCTATAAATTCTAAGCATGGGTTTATTATTCCTATAAATCACGAAGAAGGCCTTAATGTAGAAAGGGAACGTGTCTATGAAGTTTTAAAATCTTTCAACACACTTTATACTCTAGATAAAAAGACATTACTCTATCACTTTAATCTTCAAGGAGCAACGGATTTATCTTTACTATATTCAATGGTAAAATTTAAAAAGTTAGAGTACTCTAGAGATTTTATGTATATCAATACTTTTTATAATAAATTTAAGAATATATCAGTAACAAATAAGCTTATACCTATTTCAAAATTATATGAAGCTAGTGAAAATATCTATAGTAAAATAAAAGATTCAATAGACCTAACGATACCTGATGGTTTTGATTTTTATAATAATACTGCTACAAATGTTTTCTTTTTACTCGAACAATCAGGTATTGGGATACATAAAGAACAATTTATAGAAATGTTTACCCCTAGGGACGTTAATCAAAATATTGTAGACGATATTACCTATACTTACTATAATTTATACAATATTACATCAAGACCTACTAATGCTTTTAATTCTGTTAATTATGCCGCTATACCTAAAACTGATAAGCATAGAAAATGCTTTAAACCTCAAAACGATTTTTTTGTTGAGTTTGATTTTGATGGATATCATGTAAGATTACTATGTGAACAGTTAGGTTACGAGTTAACTGATGAATCTGCACATATGCAATTAGCTAAAAAATACTTTAAAAAGGAAGTAGTAGGAGACGAGGAGTATTCTAAAGCAAAACAAATTAACTTTCATGCACTATATGGTAGAATACCAGAAGAATATAAAGATGTTGATATATTTGTAAAAATACAAGACTTTATTAACTCTCTATGGATTAAATTTGAAGGATTAGGTGTAGTTAACAACCCAGTATCAAATAAACCTTTTACTGAAGAGCTTTCTGACATGAATCCACAAAAGCTTATGAATTATCTTATGCAATCGTTGGAAACCTCAAGAAATATACTTATATTAAAAGATGTATTAAGATATCTACAGAATAAAAAGACAAAAGTAGTATTATACACTTATGACTCACTGCTTTTTGATTTTAATAAAGAAGATGGTAAAGATACGCTAAAAGAGCTACAGATTATTTTAGAATCAGGTAAAAATTACCCGGTTAAATTTAAATACTCTAAAGATTTATGTTTGTGAAACACTTTAATATTTATAACAAATGACAATGGTTACAGAAAGTAGGTTCGATTATGATATCGATCCAGTTAACTTAAATGAAGATATGAGTAATAAATTATTCTGCACATTCGCTGCAGAAGATACGCTTGAACCTGTTTTAGAAAACATCCAAGAGCGTTACAACATTATTTACAATAAGATTTTTGTATTATATTCTAAAAGTTTAAATGAATATATATGCACTTATAATGTTGATTTCGGAAATGTAGGAACGTTTCTTGAGAATACTATTCTTGTACACAGAAAAAAAGAATCCAACACCCTTTACACAATTAATGCTCTTAATACACTTATTAAAGAGTTAAACGGCGGAGTACTAGATACTTCATACAGAATAAACTGGCCAGATTTTAGGAATTGTGTACTACTTACCAAAGGACCAGATTTAAAAAGAATTAATACAAAGTTATATAAAATAATCGAGTTATAGTTGCTCGTTAATTTTATTTTTCTTATATTGTATTAATATTAAGTTATTAATTTAAAAATTAGTTATATGGATTTAAATGCTATTAAGGCTAAGCTAGATGCCTTGAACAACAACGGTCAGCAGAGAGAAAAGACTGACTACTCAACAATTTTTTGGAAACCACAATTAGGAAAACAGACCCTAAGGTTAGTACCTTCGTTTTATGACCCTACTATGCCCTTTAAAGAGCTAAAGTTTCATTACGGAATAGGTAAATACCCTATGGTTGCTTTATCTAATTTTGGTAAACAAGACCCTGTAGAAGAGTTTGTAAAAGAACTAAGAAAAACTTCTGACAGAGATAACTGGTCATTGGCCGGTAAAATTTCACCTAAAACAAGAATCTTTGCACCAGTAGTGGTAAGAGGAGAAGAAGATAAAGGTGTTAGATTATGGGGATTCGGGATCACTATATATAAAGCTTTATTAGCTTTAATTGCTGATGAAGATATCGGCGACATTACAGACGTTGTAAACGGTTGGGACTTAGTTGTGGAACAACAACAAGGTAATCCTTACCCTGAAACATCAGTTAGAATAAAACCTAAACAAACTGCTCTGTCAGACGATAATGGTAAAGTAGAAACATGGTTAAAAACTCAACCTGACCCTTCTGACGTACATACTCAGTACGATTACGATTTCATTAAAAAGCAACTTCAAAACCATCTTAACCCAGGTGCAGTCGAGGATGCTCCAGCAAAAGCTGAAGCTCCTGTAAAGAAAGACTTTACTTTAGAAACTGCAACAGCTGGTAATAAAGACACGGTAAGTAAATTTGATGACCTTTTTAACGAATAAGTATGGCAAAAAAGAAAGATGTACAGGCAAAAGCGACTGCGAATGTTCGTAAGTCGTTTAATTTAAGTAATTTTAAGAGTAAGAAAGGATTTTCTAATGCTTCTGTAAAGTTTAAAGAACAAGGATGGATTCCTTTATCTAAAGCTTTTCAAGACATTACTTCCCTCCCCGGTATTCCAACCGGACATATCACTCTGTTAAGAGGACATAGTGATACGGGCAAAACAACTGCCCTGATAGAAGCTGCGGTGAATGCTCAAAAACTGGGCATTCTCCCGGTCTTCATTGTGACTGAGATGAAATGGTCTTGGGAACATGCTAAAGAGATGGGATTACAGTTTAATGAAGTAACAGATGCCAACGGAACAGTTACAGATTATGAAGGTCATTTCTTATATGCCGATAGAGGAATCTTAAATACTATAGAAGATGTAGCTGTTTACATAGCTGACCTAATGGATGAACAAGCTAAAGGTAACTTACCTTATGATCTATGTTTCTTTTGGGATAGTATAGGCTCTGTACCGTGTGATCTATCAGTACGTTCTAATAAGAATAATAATGAATGGAATGCAGGTGCAATGTCTACTCAATTTGGTAATAATTTAAACCAGAAAATATTATTATCTAGGAAGGAGAACTCTCCTTATACTAATACTATGGTAGCTATCAATAAGGTCTGGACTATGAAACCTGAGCACCCTATGGGACAACCTAAATTACAGAATAAAGGAGGTATGTCAATGTGGTACGATGCTACGTTAGTAGTTACTTTTGGTAATATTACTAACCCAGGTACATCTAAGATCAAAGCGATTAAAAATGGTATGCAAGTAGAGTTTGCAAAACGTACTAACGTTCAGGTAGAAAAGAATCATATTGGAGGAGTACAATCAAGAGGTAGAATTGTAATGACTCAGCATGGTTTTATAGAAGACGATAAAAGAGCAATCGATAAATATAGGGATGCTCATAAAGAACACTGGCTCAAATTAGTTGGGTCTGTAGACTTTGACCTTATCGAAGAGGGCGATTTAGAAGAAACTCCAATTTCACCTAATTTACTCGACTAGTGAGCTACTCTAAAATACTAAAGAACTTAAAGCAGACCCCACCCCCAGAGCTAAATGACCATATACTGGTTATAGATGCTATGAATATGTTAATTCGTAGCTTCTCACTGCTCAAAGCAATGAGTCCAACAGGCCACCATATCGGAGGCCTAGTTGGCTTTTTGCGATCTTTAGGGTATGTGACTAGGATATTTGATCCTACTAGAGTTATTGTAGTATGGGACGGTAAAGGAGGTTCTGCTAATAGGAAGAACATAGATCCTAACTACAAAGCAAATAGAGCAACATCGAGAATAACTCATTGGGGGCTTTACGATACAAAAGCAGAAGAGACTGAAGCATTAATAGGTCAGTTATTTAGAACTAAAGACTACTTAGAATGCTTACCGTTACAGCAAATAATGATGGAAAAGTTAGAAGCTGATGACATTATAGCATATTTAGCTCAACAAGCAGATAAGAATAATAAAAAAATTACCATTATATCATCAGATAAAGATTTTTTACAGATGATTAACAAGAATATAGAAGTATATGCTCCTGTTAAGAAAAAAGTATTCAAAGCTGATAATATAGAGGAAGAATTAAAAGTAATTCCAGAAAATTACAATATAGTCAAAGCTTTACTAGGTGATAATTCAGATGGTTTAAAAGGAGTAAAAGGATTAGGGATTAAAACTATAGTTTCTCAATTTCCAGATCTTGTTAATAAACCAGATATTTCTTTAGATTATGTATTTCAAGTCTGCGAAGACAACATTGATGGTAAAAAAATATTTTCTAAAATAATACACGAATGGGACAAAGTAGAGACGAATTATAAATTAATGAATTTACATGAAAGTGTGTTGGATATTAAAGAAAAAAACACTATATTGGATATTATAAAAGAAGATATACCTGACTTACAGGCAGGAGCTTTTCTACATTTATTAGATAATGATAAAATAGAAGGAGTTACTAAAAATACAGAAGGGTGGTTAGAGAATTTTAGGGGTTTAACGGTTTTTAAAAAATAGGTTATAGATGACATTAAAGAGTTTACATCAGTTTGGAAAAGGTTTCCAATTAAAAGTACTAGGTTCATTACTCACAGACAAAGCTTTTTTACTTAACGTCAGAGATGTTTTATCTGATAGTTATTTCGACGCAGATTCACATAAGTGGATTATAAATCAAATTTGTGATTATTATGATAAGTACCATACTACAGTTACTATGGATGTTCTTAAAATCGAACTCCAAAAATTAGAAAACGAAGTACTACAAGTTGCTTTAAAAGAAGAACTTAGAAACTCATACCAAGCTACTAAAGATGATCTAGAGTACGTTCAAGAAGAATTTACTAAATTCTGTAAGAATCAAGAGATGAAATCAGCTATATTAGATTCTGCTGATTTACTTAAAGAAGGAGACTTCGATGGGATTAGAAATCTAGTAGAAAAGGCTATAAAAGCTGGAATGGATAAAAATATTGGACATGAATACAACAAAGATGTTGAAACTAGGTATAGGGTTGATTATCGCCCTACTGTCCCTAGTCCTTGGCCTATTCTTAATGATGGTATACAAGGCGGATTCGGTCCCGGTGATCTGGGTATTATTTTTGGGTCTCCTGGCGGCGGTAAATCTTGGACTATGGTTGCAATTGCTGCGCATGCAGTTAAGATGGGATTCAAAGTAAACTTCTATACATTAGAATTAGGAGAGGATTATGTAGGTAAGCGATTTGACTGTTATTTTACTGGATACAGCATAGATGATGTTAATAAACATAGAAAAGAAGTACAGAAGCATGTAGATAACCTAAAAGGGAGGTTAATAGTAAAAGAATACCCACCAAAAGGAGCATCAGTCAATACTATAAAGGCACATGTACAGAAATGTGCTGATATAGACCATAAACCTGATCTAATAATCATAGATTATGTAGATTACTTAAAAGCTCCTTCTAGAGGTAGGAATACAGAGAGAAAACATGAAATAGACGATGTATTTATTGCTACAAAAGCATTAGCTAAAGATTTAAAGATACCAATTCTTACACCTTCTCAGGTAAATAGAATGGGTGCTAGAGATAGTATTATAGAAGGTGATAAAGCAGCTGGAAGTTACGATAAAATGATGGTTGCTGATATATGTCTATCTCTATCAAGACAAAAAGAAGATAAAGTACTGGGTACCGGTAGAATACACGTTATGAAGAATAGATACGGTCAAGATGGTATGACGTATAATATTAAGATGAATACTAATAACGGACAAATAGAATTTTTAGAAGAAACTAGTGCAGCTGACCTATTAGATGACAATTCTAATACAGCAGGAGTAGATAGAGCGACAGTTAACAAAATATTTGAAAAAATATAATATATATTTTAATTGATACCTAAATATATATTATATTTATTATAGCGTCCTTAAATTACCTTTGAGGACATTTTAGTTTTAACCAAAGTAAATATTTAAAGTATATGAGTTTATTAGATGAGAGAATAGTGTACAAACCGTTCGAATACCCACAAGCATACGATTACTGGCTCAAGCAACAACAAGCACATTGGCTTCATACAGAAGTTCCAATGGCTCAAGATGTTTCTGACTGGAAATCTAATATGAAACCTTACGAAAAGAATGTAGTAGGTCAAATATTAAAAGGATTCGCTCAAACTGAAACAATCGTAAATGATTACTGGTCTACTTTAGTTACAAAATGGTTTAGAAAACCGGAAGTAATAATGATGGGAACAACATTAGGTTCTTCTGAGACTATTCATGCAGAAGCTTATTCATTATTAAATGAACAGTTAGGTTTAGATGACTTTTCTGAATTTATGGAAGATGAAGCAACTATGGCTAAGATAGAGGCATTAATGAACGTTAGAGATAATGACGACGGAACAGCTAATTGGCATGAAAGAGCTAAGTCATTAGCAATTTTTTCTGCGTTTACAGAAGGTGTAAATCTTTTTTCATCTTTTGCAGTTCTTTTATCGTTTAAAATGAGAAATAAACTTAAAGGAGTCGGTCAAATAGTAGAATGGTCAGTAAGAGATGAATCATTACACTCTAACGCTGGTTGTTGGTTATTCAGAACGTTGATGGAAGAACATCCTGAATTTAATACTGATAAACTAGTTAAAGAGATAGAAGAAGCAGCAGAAATGAGTATGAAATTAGAGTTTGATTTTATAGATAAAGTATTTGAAATGGGAGACCTAGAGAACTTAACTAAAGACGAGTTAAAGAACTTTATCAGGCATAGAATTAATACTAAGATGAAGGATTTAGGTTTACAGCCTATAGTTCCTTCTTCTGAGATTGATAAAGGAGCATTAAAAACTATGAAATGGTTTGATGCAGTGATAGCAGGAAAACAACATACTGATTTCTTTGCCAGTAGAGTTACGAATTATTCAAAAGGTCATGTAGACTGGGGATCAGCTTTTTAATTATAATATATGAGTGTAACAGTAGATTACTCCCAATGGGAGAAAGGAAAGGATTATCCTGAATGGATGACAGAAGTTTCATTAGCTACAATATCTAATGGATACTTAATGCATGGTGAAACTCCAAAAAAAGCTTATAAAAGAGTTGCCGATAGAGTAGCTTTAAGATTAGATAGACCTGATTTAGCTGGAAAATTTTTTAGGTATATATGGAAAGGATGGTTAAACCTAGCTTCTCCTGTCTTATCTAATACCGGTACCGACAAAGGTTTACCAATATCTTGCTTTGGAATAGATACACCAGATTCTATTAGAGGAATAGGTTTGACAAATGCTGAATTAATGAGATTAACGTCACTTGGTGGTGGTGTAGGTATTGGTCTTTCTAAAGTACGTGGTAGAGGAGGAAAAATCGGTAACGGAGTAGGTCAATCTGAAGGGGTAGTACCTTGGGCTAAAATTTACGATTCAACTATAATTGCTACTAATCAAGGATCAGTTCGAAGAGGAGCAGCTTCAGTAAATTTAGATATAAATCATCCAGATATACAAGAATTCTTAGAAATTAGACGTCCTAAAGGAGACCCTAATAGACAGTGTCTAAACCTACATCAATGTGTTGTAGTGGATGATACATTTATGCAGAAACTCGAACATAGAGATCAAGAGGCTATGGATACCTGGATTAAAATACTTAAATCTAGAATGGAAACGGGAGAACCTTATGTTATGTTTAAAGATAACGTAAACAATGCTAATCCACCTGCATATAAAAAAAATAACTTAGAGGTTACAATGACTAACATCTGTTCTGAGATAACACTTTTTACAGACGAAGAACATAGCTTTATTTGCTGTTTATCTTCAGTTAACCTTACTAAGTGGCATGAATGGAAAAATTCTGACCTTATAGAAACAGCAATTTACTTTCTTGACGGAGTAATGGAAGAGTTTTTAGTTAAAACTAACGGAAAAGAATCTCTAGTAAGGTCTCATAGATCTGCTAAAAAAGGTAGAGCAATTGGATTAGGTGTATTAGGATGGCATACACTACTACAGAACGAAAGAATACCATTTTCTTCAATAGCGGCAACATCGCTAACTCATCAGATCTTTTCGGAAATTAAAACTAAAGCAGAATTAGCTTCAAGAAGACTAGCAGATGAGTACGGAGAACCAATTTGGTGTAGAGGTACTGGGATGAGAAATAGTCATTTACTTGCTATAGCCCCAACAGTCTCTAATTCTACCCTTACAGGTGGAGTATCTGCCGGTATTGAACCTGTCCCGGCTAATGTATACACTTTTAATTCAGCTAAAGGTACTTTTATCAGGAAAAATCCTGCTTTAGAGACCTACTTAGAAGAGAAAGGATCAAATACCGAAGAAGTTTGGGATCAAATTATGAAAGATAGGGGGAGTATAGCTAATTTACCAGTAGATATCATGCCAGCAGAAGATAAACCTATATTTTTAACATTTGCAGAAATAAATCAATTACAATTAGTAGAACAAGCTGCTGCTAGACAGAAATATATAGACCAAACTCAGTCACTCAATTTAGCTTTTGATCCTACTGATTCTCCTAAGTTTATCAATGAAGTTCATCAAGCAGCATGGAGGTTAGGAATTAAAACACTTTACTACTTGAGAACTGATTCAGTAATAAATGGAGACATAGGGTCTCGTACTGAATTAGAGTGTTTATCCTGTGACGGATAGTTGTCTATTTGAGATTATTTTCGTATATTGTATTATATAAAAACAAGTTATGTCAAATTCTATGAAACAAAATATCACACAAGTAGTATCCTGGATGAAAGTTAATAATTTCATGAAAGAAGAACCAAAAAAAGGTAATAACAGAAAATTTAAAAAGAAATTTAAGAAATGAAAGTAATCAAGTTTTATGCTGACTGGTGCGGCCCATGTAAAAGTTATGCACCTATATTTGATAAAGTAGTAAATGAAATCAAAGTAGACTATGTTAAAGTAAACTTAGATAAAGATACTGATGGTTTAGCTGCTAAGTATAAAATAAGAAGTATACCTGCTACAGTCTTCATTAATGAGGACGGAACATTTACAAAAGAAGTAGGTCTACTGACAGAAGATAAATTAAAACAATTAATAAAATAAGTTATGTTAAGAAGACCAGATTCAATCCCAAGTACAGATACTATAATAACTGATCCAGTTTTAGAACCTTTCTTTATAAGTAAATCTTCAACAGGAGGTTTTACTGTATACGAAAGAGTAATAAAAGGAGATAACGATACAGAGTATATTAAAACAGTATGCTACCCTGGTAACTTTGGGTATGCTTTAAAAGTTATAGCTGAAGAAAAAACTAACAGTTCTAATAATAAGAGTTTTACTACTATTAAGGACTATGTATTAAAATTTAAAAGCTATCAAGAAAAGATTACTTCCATTATGGGAGCTTAGCGTTTGCCTATACGCTCAAAATACCTGGCAAATTTAATTTATATAAAATGGCAAAAAATGTTGTAATTAGTCTAAGCGGAGGGATGGACTCCTCAACCTTACTACTCAGATGTTTATCAGAGTATGACAATGTAACTGCAATATCTTTTGATTACGGTCAAAAGCATAGAGTAGAGCTTGAGAGAGCACAAGAACTAATAAGCTACTTAAAAGATAATGATAAGAACGTTAAATTTCAAGTAATTAAATTAGACGGATTAGTTAATCTTCTAAACTCAGCCTTAACAGAAGGTGGAGACGATGTACCGGAAGGTCATTACGAAGAGGATAATATGAAAGCTACTGTAGTACCTAATAGAAACAAAATATTTGCTTCTTTGGTCCAGGCAGTTGCACTTTCAGAGGCAATGTCTAATGGAAATAATACAGATATCGCATTAGGAATCCATGCTGGAGACCATGCAGTATATCCTGATTGCAGACAAGAGTTTAGAGATGCTGACGATAACGCCTTTAGACTAGGTAATTGGGAAGCAGATAAAGTAGATTATTTTACACCTTATTTAGAAACTGACAAGTATGGAATTTTACAAGATGGTCAAAAGCTCTGTAGAGAACTTGGCCTTGATTTTAATAGCGTTTATAGTAGGACTAACACTTCTTATAAGCCTTACCCTAGCGGTAATAGTGATTACAAGTCCGCTTCATCTGTGGAACGAATCGAAGCGTTCATTAAATTGGGTGCGGATGATCCTGTACAGTACGAAGACGAAAGTGGACCAGTTAATTATGAAGTTGCGAAAACTCATGTTGAAAAGCTTTTAGCTGAATACGCGTAATACGGAATGCCTCTGAAGCTTAATAGGAAAAGCATCTCACTTGTAAAGAGAAGTCTGTAGGTTCGACTCCTACTAGAGGCTCTAATTTTAAAAACAAAAGATGAAATATTTAAAAGAAAAGTTTGGTAAGTACTTTCAATTTAAAAATACCACTAATGGAACAGATTACCTTTTAAGAGGATTAGCAACCGTATTATTTTTTATCCCAATTGGAATATTCCTAGGTATAGGAGTTGCTCTAATAGAATCAGATCTAATTATTGCAGGATTACTTATAATGCTAGGATGTTTATTTTTAATTCCAATGATTTGGTTTTCATTAGCATCAACATATAAAAGAATTAATGCATTTTTTCCTGGAAAAGCAGGATGGTTAGTAGCAGTAACATTTATATACTCTTTTATATTAGAAGGATTTAATCCTAATAGTGGAATGGAACAATTAAATGAATCAGCTGGAACATTACCTAATGGAGATTACACTACTTACTTAGTATTATTCATACCTTCTTTGGTTTGGAGTTTATACTTACTATTTGGTAATTCAAAAGTTAAAAAACATATAGGGTAATGATATTCTGGTTTACAGGTCAACCACATTCTGGAAAAACTACATTAGCTGACTCTCTCAAGGATAAATGGATGCCACATGCGTTCCGTATAGATGGAGATGAAATGAGAGAGTTATTTGCTAATAAGGATTATTCAGAGAAAGGAAGATTAGCAAATATAGATGCAGCACAAAAAATTGCACATTACTTACATAATAAAGGAAAGGACGTGATAGTTTCTCTAGTATCTCCATATATTTACCAACGAGAAGAGTTTAAAGATAAATTATCCTGGCAATTAAAAGAAATACACGTACATTATAACCCTGAAAATGGAAAAAGAGGACGAGAAAAATACTGGGCTGATGATTATATAGCACCTGTCGATAACTTTTTAGATATAGATACTACTTTAGATTCACCAGAGGATTCTTTATTAAAAATATCAAATTACATTTATGGTTAAAAAGAAAACATACTTTGTAGATATAGACGGTACTATTTTTAAGTACAGAGAATTTGATACATATCTCGATAATCCGGCAGTTGTAATAAAGTCTACAAAACAATTTTTACAACAAGCAAGAGATGAAGGTCATATGATTATTCTTACAACAGCACGACCGGATACTAAATTTATGAGAGCACAGACTCAATTCGAGCTCATTCAAGGTAATATACCTTACGATAGATTAATTATGGGAATAGAAAGAGGTCCAAGATACTTAATTAATGATTTATCTCCAAAAGAACCGGGTGATAGAGCAATTTGTTATAATTTAATAAGAGATGAAGGTATATGAAAAAGTATTCAATGTTTATTGGAAGATGGCAACCATGGCATGCCGGTCACCGTTGGTTAATCGATCAAAGATTAAATCAAGGTAAAAACGTATGGATAGCAATTCGTGATGTAGAACCAAGTGATAACCAACCTTGGACAGCACATGAAGTAATGATGAATATTCAAAAGGAACTACACGGTCTAATTGTAGAAGGAAGGATATTTATTAGTATAATACCGGACATAGAATCTGTTAACTATGGAAGAGGAGTAGGCTATGACGTTATAGAGCATGTACCGCCTACTGAAATTGACGAAGTTTCTGCTACAAAAATTAGAGCAAAAATGAGAAAAGACGGTAAGTTATAAACGTTAACTATGCTACAATTAGGAATCTCCGCTTTTTATCATGATGCAGCAGCTTGCTTAGTAAAAGACGGTAAAGTAATTAGTGCAATAGAGGAGGAAAGATTTACTGAAATTAAACATGACAGTTCATTTCCTGTTTGCTCCATACAATGGTTATTAAAAAAAGCTAACATCCAGAATATAAACGATATAGACGAAGTATGCTGGTATGAAAATCCTAAGACTAAGAAGGATAGGGTTGTTAAAACTTTTGCTAAAAAACCTTTTAGAACCTTATTTAATAAACTAAAATTCCTTACTAAGTACTACCTATTATCACCAAAAATTCTACTATACTGTTATTTTAACTATACCGGTAAGATTAAATACATAGACCATCACTTATCTCACGGTGCTTTTTCATATTTTACTAGCCCTTATAAACATGCAGCTATATTAACTGTTGACGGTGTTGGAGAATGGGAAACTATTACTATATCTAAGGCAGTTAACGGTAAGATTACAAAAAAACTATCGATTGATTTTCCTAATTCACTAGGAATGTTATATTCCGCTATTACAGCTTTTTTAGGATTTAAACCAAACGAGGGAGAGTATAAAATTATGGGATTAGCTCCGTTTGGGAACCCTGATAGGTACTTTGATAAGTTAAATTCTATTTTTAATAATACTGATAGTAAATTTGAAATTGATCAAACCTTTTTCACGTGGGAATATTCAGATAAGATAATGTTTAATTTAGAACTATGTCAGTTACTAGAACTTGCCCCGAAATTTCCTGAGGAGCCTATGTTACAGGACCATAAAGACTTAGCGGCAGCATTACAGAAAGTTTATGAATTCCAATTTAGTAAGTTACTTAAAACTGCAAAAAAATTAACTAAAAGTGATAATATCTGCTTAGGAGGAGGATGTGCGTATAACGGTGTAGCTAATATAAAAGCATACGAATACTTTAAATCAGTACATATACCTTTCGCTCCTTCTGATGCTGGTTCTGCTATAGGTGCTTGTTTACATAGCTATATTAACAATAGTTCAGTAGTCAGCTGGAAAGGTAAACGTAGAAACAATAATAATCCCTATTTAGGTGATTCTTATAAAGATAGCGAAATTATACCGGTATTAAGTTATTTTAGTAACTTCATTAATTTTAAAAGACATCATAATGATGAGCTATTAGTTCACTTAGCTAATGCTATTAATGAAGAGAAAATTATTGCATTATTTAGAGAGAGAATGGAATTTGGAGCTAGAGCATTAGGTAATAGGTCAATTATAGCTTCTCCAAAGTATGCCAATATGAGGAAAAGGTTAAATAAGATTATTAAAAAAAGAGAAGGTTTTAGACCTTTTGCACCTTCTGTTACCTTAGACAATGCTAAGAAATATTTTGATATTAAAGAACCAGTCCCTTATATGAATATAGTAGCTAAAAATAAGAGTAACTTATTTAATGCTGCTACTCATATAGACGGTTCATCGAGAGTACAAACAGTTACAAATCAATCTAATCCGAACTATTACAAGCTACTTAAAGAAGTAGGTAAAGTAACCGGACATGAAGTTTTACTTAATACTTCATTTAACCTTAAAGATCAGACTATTACTAGAACACCGTTACAGGCTATAGAAAGATTTATAAGCTCTGAAATAGATATTCTAGTAATAAATAACTATTTAATAAAACGAAAAAAATGACAGAAGAAGAAAAAGAAAAAAAATTAAAAGAAAAATTAGATAAAGAGTTTGAAGAAAAATTAAAAGAACTTAAAAAAAGAGACCCTTTTACGTATAAAAACTTTTAAATATTTGGATATAATAAATATTTATCGTATCTTACTTAAACATAACAGACAATAGTGTCACAGCACCACTTTAAAAACACGGAAAATGGCTATATTTAGAAAAGGCGAACAGATACACATCACCGATAAAGATGTAACTGCCGAATTACAAGACCTTGAAGGTCGACAATCAAAGAATATCACATATCAAACTCAGCTTAATGATCTGAAGTTAGAATTGGTAGAAATTAAAAACTCAACTAGCACAGATTTACCTGATGCTTTTTTACATCAGAGAATTAGCTTTATTAAATCAGCAATTAGACTAGCAGCTTGTGCTTTTGGTTTCTTTGGTATGATTGAAATAGGGTTTATTGGATTATTTTTAGCAGAATTAGTAGGAATTGGAGAAGAACTAGTATAATGGTATATCATAGTAAATTATCAAAAAAAGCAATCCAAAAACCTAAATTTTTGTCTACTAAGGTTTTTGATGGATTTTCTACAGTATTTAGACAGTGGAAAGCAGATGGTACTCATTGTAGATTTTTACATGGGTACGGTATATCTTTTAAATTATGGTTTGAAGGAGATTTAGACGAAAGAAACTGGGTATGGGATTTTGGCGGAATGAAAAGAGCAAAGACTAAAATAGGAGGTAAGTCTCCTAAAGATTGGTTTGATTATATGTTCGATCATACCTTTATAGTAGCTAATGATGATCCTTTTAAAGATTCTTTTTTAAAAATGGGAGAAGTAGGAGTAGCTCAAGTTAGAGTTATAGATGCTGTAGGAGCAGAAAGATTCGCAGAGTTTGTTTATAATAAGGTAAATAAATTTGTGCTTAAGGAAACAAAAGGAAGAGTTAAAATTGCAAAAGTAGAATTTAGAGAACACGGAAAAAACGCAGCCATATATGTCCCTGGGTCGAATTGAAGATTATAATAAAAATCTACCGATAGTAGAGATTTATACAGCAGTACAGTCAGAAGGTTCCAGAGCAGGGTACCCTACAGTTGTAATTAGAACTACTGGCTGTACTCATAGATGTTTTTTTGGAGAAGGAGGGTGGTGTGATAGTTGGTATACAAGTATTCATCCGGAAAAAGGCAAATGGTCTTTTAACGACATAGTAAAAATGTATGACGATAATCCTCAAATATCAGAAATGATGTTAACTGGAGGTTCACCGACTATGCATCCTAAATTAGTTAACGAATTAACTCACTTTGCTAAAGAAAGAGACATATTTATAACTATCGAGACAGAAGGTTCTCATTACTTAGAAACTGATTACCCTATTAATCTACTAAGTATTAGCCCTAAGTTCAGTAATTCAGTTCCTCAAGATGGAGCTACTTTACCTAATGGACAGAAATTAGAGGGCAGGAGAGCAGAGATGATGATTAAAACGCATAATAGGTTTAGATTAAACTATGAGGCTATTAAGAAAAGTATTAAATATCATTCAGATTACCACCTCAAACCTGTTTGGGACGGTAAAGACAACAATTCATTAAAGGAAATTATGGAATGTATATCCCTTCTTGATGCTCCTAAAGATAAAGTCTGGTTTATGCCAGCAGGGGACTCAAGAGCGGCATTATATAAATCATACCCAATACTATTCGACTGGGTTAGGGATAACGGGTATAGAATGACCTGGAGACCGCACATTATAGCATTTGAAGATCAAAGAGAAGTATAATATAAACAATTAAGTATGAAAGAACACGTCTACCAATTTTTAAAAAAACAAGCAGAAGCTGATAAAGCAAAAGCATTAGCAAGTTTCACTATCTTAACATCTCACCCTGCTGGAATAGGAGATCATTCCACAAAAGACTATTGGGATAACTGTGAAGAAGCATTAAAATTATTATCATCAGCACACGAAAGATTAGAAATATTAGAGAAGTATATTAAAGTCTAATGAGCCATATCATTGGCAGTAAATGCATTGACACAAAGGATGGTGCATGTATACTGGTTTGTCCAATAGAGGATTGTATTCTCGAAGCGGAAGAATCAATGTACATTAATCCTGATACGTGCATTGACTGCGGAGCTTGCATCTATGAATGCCCGGTAGAAGCAATCTATGACTCAGAAGAAGAAGCTATTGAACAAGAGGGCACTAACAAATATGTAAAGAAAAATTACGAATTTTTCGGATTAAATTATGAAAACACTTAGATTACTAGTAATACTAGCACTAATGGGCAGCTCCAATGAAGGATTATCCCAAGAAAAAAGAGAATGTTGTGAAGACCTTACCGTTGAGACACCTATTTTCACTGTCTTTTACTCAGAGAGTAAACAACAACCAATTACCCTAACATATTTATCTACTGATAGACCAAAAAACGTAGATAGGGGTTCTATGAATTTCAGAACAGAAAAAGATTACTACACTTCTGATAATAACGATTACAAAGGTTACCCTTATGACAAAGGTCATTTAGCACCTGCTGCTACATTCTCAGATTCAAACGAAAACTTAAAACAGACATTTTCATTCCTTAACTGCGCATTGCAGAAAGATAAACTTAATAGAGGGGCATGGAGATTATTAGAAGCCGAAGAACGTAAATGGGATGATGAACAAGATTTAGAAATTACCATTAACGTTATATTTTCAGATTCAGTTATGGCTAACGGAGCCACACTACCTTCAGGTTTCGAAAAGCATATCAAATTTTTAGATGATAATACTACAAAGTGTTTTTATTTTCCTAATATAGATCCTATTAAAGAATGGGAAGAATACGAAGTAAATTGTAATGACTAAAGACTTATTTATTACACTAATTAAAGAAAAGTTGGAAGAAGTAGTACCTTCGGGTAATAATACTGTTGCTTATCAACTGCATCCGATGTGGACTATGACTACAACCTAATAGTATGGATACACTAGCAGAACTTTGGCAATCAGGAGGATATAAAGAACTCACTAATTGGATTGATGGAGCGATAGGCGTAAGTTTAGTGATGGGTTTATATTACTACAAAAAATGGGTAGATCACAAATTTAAATAAGTTATGAAAGAAAAGGTTTTTATGTCCTGGAAATGGGTCGACGATCAAATAGAAGAATTAGCAGAAAGATTAAAGGATAAAAAATTAAGATATATCTCAGGTATTCCTAGAGGTGGCCTAATACCTGCTATCATGTTAAGTCATAAATTAGGTGTAGCCTACATTCCATTCGACGAAGCTAAGAAGTATGGTCGACATGATCTTAGATTCAAAAACGAAGATATATTACTAGTAGACGATATATGTGATTCAGGAGTCACTATGAAAGACTATGCTCCTAGATTTATTACAGCTACTTTATGTATGAGATACATATCAGAAACTATCCCAGAATACTACGGAGAAAAAATAGAAGATGATAGATGGTTAGTATTTCCATGGGAGAGAAATGATAGTAATACTAAACAAGATTATTTGGATAATTAAAATATTATTCTTATATTATATTAATAATGAGTCGTAGAACCTCATAAAAAAACAAACTAAATGGCAAAAAAATTTATAGAAGGTACTGAGTTAGTAGAGCCTGGGTATGCAAATGGTATATCTACTCAACTATATAATAAACAGAGAATAGAAGGTGAAGAAGCAAGACTAACTGAATTTGAAAAAGAAGACATTATTAATAAAGCAGCTCATAAATTTGGATTATTTTTAGATGAATTAGGCTGTGAATGGAGAAGAGATCCAAATTCATCTGATACTCCTAGGAGAGTAGCAAAAGCTTACGTTAATGATTTATGGAAAGGAAGATATGAACCTTTAGATAAGATCACAGCTTTTCCTTCTGATGGATATGATGGAATAGTACAAGAAAGTAACATACCAGTTCATTCAATGTGTTCCCATCATCATCAAACTATAGGAGGTAATGTAAGCATAGCATATATTGCTTCAGCTGAGGGTAAAGTAGTTGGGTTATCAAAGCTTAATAGAATCGTAGAGCAATTCGGTAGAAGAGGTGCTATACAAGAACAACTTACTGTAGCAATACATAATGCAGTAAACAAGATATGTGAAGGTAATTTAGGCGTCGCTGTGATGATTTCAGCTACTCATAACTGTGTTAGTTGTAGAGGAGTCAAACATCAAGGAGCTTCAATGCAAACAGCTAAATTAACAGGAGCATTCTTAGATGAAGACTCAGCTAAAGCAGAGTTTTATAAAAATATCGAATTAGCTTCAATATGTAAACATTAAGTATGAAGGTACATAGTTATGGTTGTAGTTTTGTAGCCGGCAACGGTGTAAATACCGAAGTTGAAAGAAAACTTAATGGCACACCGGAATTAAGAAAGTACAGAGAAGGTTTATCATTTACTGGTCAACTAGCTAAGTTACTTGGTTGTGAATTTAATAATTTCGGAAAGTTAGGGTCTAATCCAAATTATCTTTTAGATCTAGTTGTTAATCATATAAGTGAAGGTAAGTTTTCTAAAGGTGACTTAGTTATTTGTTGTTTTACTTCTCCTTTAAGAAATACACCGGAATTCTTTCCTGGTTATTTTGAAAGTAGATCTAAAATAGGAATGAATGCGTTATCGTTTGGATTAAACGAACTGGCTTACCATGAAAAAAATGAATATCACCATTTATCTGAGAGTAACGATTCAGTAAAGCAATCTGTTCTCAACTATAGGAAAAAGTTCTTCACTAATTACTTTGACTACAATATACATTTTGACTATTATAGCCAGAACTTAGTATATTTTTTACAGTATATGTTTGATCTTTATAAAATTAATCATATCTTTATAGATGCCTTCGATACTTTTATTAGTAACGATGTATATGATAAAACAGAATTTATCGATAAAAATAAATACTGGAAATATAAAGAACAGAGTATTTGGAGTTATTTAAATCAATTTGATGATAAAAAATTATTTGAGAGAGAAGATTTACATGAAACTATACATGAAGGAAAACTTCACCCTTCTGACATAGGGCATAAACTAATAGCCGAAGAGCTATATAAACTATATAATTCAGTATATGAGTAACGTAGACATCAGACCTTGGGGTCAATACGAAGTTCTTAAAGATAGTAAACGCTGTAAGGTAAAGGAAATAGTAGTTAAACCTGGACAGAGATTATCTTATCAATACCATATTCATAGAGCAGAAATATGGATTATTACCAGAGGAGAACTTACTATTATTTTAGATGACGAAAAAGTATTTAGAAAGTATGGCGAATCTATAAAAATACCTAGAGGATCTATGCATAGAGCTTGGAATGAAACTAAGAAAGAAGTAAGATTTATAGAAGTACAAACAGGTACTTATTTTGGAGAAGACGATATCGTTAGAATGGAAGACGATTACGATAGAATACCCTTAGATATGCCATTACCTCCAGATGGCTGGGAAAGAACAGAAGATTATGACTAAACAATTAAAATTATTTGAAGAAGAAGAACTACCTACATGGGTTAACAATGTACCATTTGTTAGCGAGGTAGAAGAGTTTAACGCAACCTTTGGTAAACCTAATAATTATGAACCAACAATCCCAGAAAAAAAAGAATGGCAATTTGTTTACGACTTCATACTCGAAGAACTTGAAGAGTATAGAGAGGCTTGCGAACGGGGCGACATTGTGGAAGTTCTGGATGCTTTGTGCGACATTACTTATGTTTCCCTTGGGAACGGTACTATGTTACATGGCCTTAAGGATAAGATATGGCCAGCATATCAAGAAGTACAAGGAAGCAATATGTCTAAAGCTTGTAAAACTGAAGAAGAGGCCCTACTTACCGTCAGCAAACGAAGTAAGGAACAAGGTGAGGCCTGTCATTTTGAAAAACTTAATGAAGGACGGTTTATTGTCTATAGAACGAGAGATAGAAAAGTAATGAAAAGCGTAAATTACTATAGACCTGATTTATCTCAGTTCTTTACTAATCAAGAAATAAATAATATATGATTAATATAAACGATCACGTAGTGGAAATAGAAGGTAAACAATATGTACCTTTCGATATAGCTGTAAAAGCAATAAATAATGTACTTGAATCAACTAAAACTATAGATGATTTACATGTTAAATTAGCAGAATCTTTAAAAAACTTAAGCGACCTAAAATTAGATGATTAAAATAGCACACGAAGCACCTTTAGATATCTTTGATGAAGTCCAGAGGTTTACAGATTATGATTATGCATTAGTTCACCTATTAGAAGAAAATCCTAGATATAGAGATACTTTTGAAAGAGCTATAAAAAAAGGAAGAGAAGTTATATTAGATAATTCTATATTTGAGTTAGAAGAAGCATTTGAAGCGGAAAGATTTGCTCAATGGGTTAACCGTCTAAAAGCCTCATGGTATATAATCCCAGATGCTTTAGAGAATATGGCTCTTACTATAGGTCAATGTCAAGATTTTAAAAGAGACTATCCAAGGTTACATGGAAAGAGTATCGGAGTAGTCCAAGGAAAAGACTATGAAGAGATAAAAAGATGTTATCAATTTATGGATATGGAAGAAGTTGATATGATTGCTATATCTTTTGACTATTCTTATTATAGCGTTTCTGTCCCGCATCCTAACAAATATGTAAGTTGGATGTTAGGAAGAGTTAAATTATTAGGAGATCTATTAAAAGACGGTGTGATAAACACTAATAAACCTCATCACTTACTAGGATGTGGGTTACCTCAAGAGTTTGCATTCTATAAGCATGCAGATTACAAATGGATTTATTCCCTAGATACTTCTAATCCAATAGTACACGGAATAAAAGGTATTACGTACGGGGATGAAGGTTTATGGAGTAAAGAATCTCAAAAGTTACATGAGCTAATTAATATGGACTTAGAAGAGATTGACATAGATAAAGTTAAAAATAATATTCAAAAATTTAGATGGTATGCAAACGGAAGGCATAAGGTGGATAGCGTTCTTTAGTCAAACTGGAGCGGAAATAGCGGATATAGCTGAAAGTATAGGGAGATGGCCTGATAGAATTATAACTAATGAGAGGCCAACACACTTAAGAACTATAGATCCTAGAATAGAAAAAAGAAGTTACTGGACATTTAAAAACTACCCAGATAAGGAAAACTATTTAGATGTTTTACAATATTTTCCTGATGCTTTAGTTACTCTTCATGGTTGGTTAAGAATTATACCAGGCTTTGTTACAGAAGGAGTTAAGTTGTATAATGGTCATCCTGGTTTAATTACTAAGTACCCTGACCTTAAAGGTAAAGACCCTCAAATAAAAGCTTATGAACGTGAATATGAAGAGATCGGATCAGTTATACATAAAGTAACAGCAGGAGTAGATGAAGGTAAAGTAATTGCTGAAGCTAGTATACCTAATGATGATTTTACTCTTGATGAAGTTTATGATAAATTAAAAGGAGTAAGCTTAGGTTTATGGGTTAATTTTCTTAATGATTATTTGAGTCTTCGATAATTTTTTCGTATATTGAATAAAAAGGTTATATGGTAAAAAGAATAGCATTAGTAGGAGCTAGTAGTACAGGGAAGACTACTGTGTATGAACTACTTAAAAATAAATTACCTAAGTACGAATTTATTAATGAATCTACTCGTACAGTAGGTTCTTATGGATTTCCTATTAACGAAGCAGGAACTTCTGAGACTCAGTTAGCTATTAGTTCATTTCATCTAGAAGCTTTACTTAATCCTGGTAATATGATATTAGACAGATGTTATATGGATCTTGTTGTTTATTCTACTTTCATGGACAAACTTAGTAAAGAAGCTCATAACTATATAGAAGATACTTGGAATAGAGTTAAGAATGAATATACTCATTATATTTATTTCCCTATAGAGTTTGATTCTGTAGACGATGGAGTAAGAAGTATTAATGAAGAATGGAGAGTATCAATTGATAACGAATTTAAATTACTTCTAGAAGGAGTAAGAAAACCCTACCTTACTGTAACAGGGTCACCATTACAGCGTGTGAATCAAATATTAGAATTTATAAATTAAAATTATGGAAGAAAAAGGGTTAAATGCAGACGTTAAAAATTATCAAGAAGTAGTAGATATTGCTTCTAAACATTTAGGAAAAGTAGGCGGTGATGGGTATAAAGATACATACTCACCAGAATTATTAGTTAAAGTACCAAGATACTTAAACAGAGAAGGTTACGGACTAACTTCAGACAGTTTTGTAGGAGTAGATACTTGGAACTGTTATGAAGTATCAGCTATCACTACTAAAGGTCAACCGGTAGCAGGTATGCTTAAAATAGTTTGTCCTTCAAATAGTGAATATCACGTTGAATCTAAGTCAATAAAACTTTATTTAAATTCATTTAATATGACTCGTATAGCAGATAATGCTAGAGACTGTATTAGCGGTATTGAAGCAAGAGTAAAGAGAGATTTAGATGAGTTACTTGAAACTAATACAACTGTTTCTTTTTATGCTAGTGAAGAAGAAGGAAAACCTTTATCTTTTATGAACTATAAAGACTTAGGAGATATAGTAGATCTAGATGAGATAGACTTTACAGCATTTCAATCCGATGCCTCTCAGTTAAAATCATATAAAGCTAAAAAAGAGAATTTAGCATGGCCTGAATTAAGGTTAAAATCTAACCTTTTAAGATCTAACTGTAGAGTTACGAATCAACCAGATTGGGGTGATGTATACATTAAGATAAAAGGTGAAAATTTACCTACAGCAGATTCATTGGCAAAGTATATAGTTTCACATAGAACCGTAAGTCACTTCCACGAAGAAATTTGTGAAATGGTTTACAAGCATTTAACTGATGCTTTTCAACCAGAGCAGCTTATGGTAGCATGTTTATATACTAGAAGAGGAGGTTTAGATATTAACCCTGTTAGAGCATCTCATAATATGCTTATCCCAGCTATGTTTGAAGAAAAGGAATTTAGATTAGCAAAAACATTAAGGCAATGAGTAAAAAACCAATAGTAGGCTTTACAGCCGGTAATTTTGACCTTCTTCACCCAGGGTATATTTATACTTTTGAGGATGCAAAAAAACACTGTGATCACTTTATAGTTTTTTTACAAAGAGACCCGTCTTTAACTAGGTTTAGTAAATATAAACCGGTTATACCTTTATATGAAAGATATAGAGCTTTAATGGCCGTATCTTATGTAGATGAGGTATTTGTATACCAAACTGAAGAAGAGCTTTACAACTTAATAGTAAATTTTAAACCAGATATCAGGATTCTTGGAGAAGATTACATAGGTAAAACGTTTACAGGAGATGATTTGCCTCCTAAGATCGTATATACGTCTAGAGCTCATAGTTGGTCTACAACAAAACTTAAAGATTTAATTACTAAACAAACTATGCAACAAAATCCTGATGTATTAAATAAAGAATATGAGTAAAGAAATAATTGAAGAAATCGAACTTATAGCTGAAAGAGTACCTCCAGGAGATAACTGGGAATTAGTTATTGATAGAGAAAATATTATAGATGGGTTAGTACAGACATTAAATACATATGTTAGAAAAACTAAATTTCAAGGCCACTATAGATTAGAACCTTTAAATGGAAAATTATTCGCTATTAATCAGACAGAAGTAGATATAAAAGAACCTGAACCTGAAAAGTTTGATCTATATGGGGAAATGTAATGTCTCGAATTATAAAAAAATTATCGCATAAGTATCAATTTTTAGAGTTAGAATTAGAAGATACTGAAGAGCAAGCTGAAGAGTATGCTACTGTCTTTAATAGGTATTTTGGAAAATACTTTATAGATAAAAATGCTGAAATGTGGGTTAATGAAGAGACTGGAGAAGTAAGAAATAAACCTCCTAGTGAACAAGAAAAAATAAAAAAAAGAAACAAACCTGAAAAATTAAAAAAGATATATAAAATGCTTTCTAAGCACTTACATCCAGATAAAGGAGGTACCGATGAAACATTTTCAGAACTAAAACAAGCCTATGATTATAACGATTTATTAAGTTTAGTCAAAATTGCTGGTAATAATAATATAGAAATAGAAGTAAGTGAAGAAGATATAGAATTAGCTGAAAAGTCTATAAATAGATTACAAAAGTCAATTATTAATTTTCAAAATACTCTAGCCTGGCATTTCTGCACTGGAGATAAAAACAAAAAACTCGCTGTTTTACATTCAGTTGAAAAAGAAACAGGAATTAAAATAAAAAAAGAAGATTACCCAGAAGAATTATTATGAATTATATTTCCGGAGAAAAATTTCAAGATCTGTGTTCTACTCAAATTTCTGTTCCTGAGTTTTTTCCTTATGAATCTAAACTTAGTAGAGCTCATAGTGCGTATACTTTTGATAGTTATGACAACTGGGGTCTTATATATGTTAACAATGATTTAATTAAATCTACTATTAAACAAGATCATATAGAAAGCGGACCAGTAGATTTATACAGTATGTTAGAAAAAATGAAAAATCCTTTTTCGTTGGTTCTCCACTGTAATGATTCACCAGTTGAAGAAGAAGACTTAAGGTATTTTAATATTCCTAATTGTAAAAAAATATATGCTCAAAACGTATTGGTAAGAGATGATAGAGTTACTCCTCTTCCTATAGGGCTAGGTAATAGCTGTTGGCCTTATGGAGACTTAGATACTTTTGAAAGTATAGACGTACCTTGTAGTAAAACGAAAGAAATATTTTTCAATTTTACAGTAGAAGGTGGATGCAGAGATATAAAAAGACCTGATTGCTTTAATAGATGTAAAGAGATAGGATTAGTTTGGAGTAAACCTACAGCACAGGAGGAATACTTAAATAAACTTAAAAACCACAAATTCATTATATCACCAGAAGGCAATGGAGTTGATTGTCATAGAACATGGGAAGCTCTTTATTTAAAGACTATTCCGATAGTTGATAGAAGTTTAGTTACTGAGTATTTTTCTCAATATTTTCCTATGGTATTGGTAGATGATTGGAATACTTTTAGTTTAGACCAACTACATGGAGTATATGAAAATGCTGATTGGAGCAATAGCCATCTTTTGGATTTTGATAATTACGTAAAAAAATTTATAAATGATTAATAGGTTAATAACATTTGGGGATAGTTTCACTGAAGGAGAAGGAGCATGGTTAGAAAAAACAGTTAAAATAGAAAAAAAATATAAAGATAATCCTAGTGAAGGATGTAGTATAATCAGCGAATTTAATTTTAAGTATAGTTGGCCCACTCAATTAGCAAAACTTTTACAAATTAAAGAATCTTATAAAGTTGGAAATCGAACATATGATACTAAATTTCTGAATGCTGGCTCTTGTGGAGCGTCTAACGATTATATTTTTAATGATGTATTTAAAAAAGATTCTCTTTTAGATTTCAATGAAGAAGATCTTATAGTAGTAATGTGGAGTTCAGGAATAAGAAATAAAATTCCTTTCTTTCCTAAGTCTTTTACAGATAGCGGACCAATAGGATTAGGTTGGTCTTTAAATGAAGTCCTTTCTGATTATGGAAGCATAAATTTTTTAAAAAGATATCATAAGAATGAAGCAGATATAAAATATATTGACAAAGTTTTATCTCCTTTTATGAAGGATTATTTTAAGAAATATATGACTGTATGTTATGATAGTGCGTATTATAATTTAGTAAATTTTAACTATATTTATTTTCTTCAAGAATTTTTCAAATATAAAAAATGTCAATATATCTTTATAGATGGTTTTGAAGAGATGAATTCATTTGATTCTAATAATGAAAAATGGGGGTTAGTAGACAAGACTAAGTATTGGAAATTTGGAGCCTCTACTGCTTGGGATCATTTGAATAAAATAGGAGGAGATGTATTTGAAAATACTGAACTAGCGTTTAGCCCTCCAGGTCAAAGAAATCACCCTAATAGACATGGGTATAAGATTCTAGGAGACTTACTTTACGATTTTTATAAAAAAAGCTTGTCTCCCTGAGATATTTTTCTTATCTTTATAGTAAATAAAAAGGTTATATTATGTCAAAAAATTTAAATCTCATACTAGAGTATTGTAATAAACTTAAAGAGTTAGCTCCACTAGAAGGATTAGACCCTGACCAAGTGTCTGGCTTATACGGTGAGGCTCAAGCTAAAAAAATTATTCTTGAAAAAATAGATAAAGGTTATAAACCAGCTCCTCCAAGACAAGATAATATAGACGGTACTGGTGATCTAGGTACTTATTCAGTAAAATTCTTAACTCCTAAGATGGATGTTAAAAAATCTTCTGAACGAAATCTTATACAGCTTCATTCTGATCTTAATTTTGACTTTTTGACTGTTATATGTGATACAGGAGAAGTATTTAATGTTCCAAGAGAAAAAATTGTTAATGATAGGGATTTCTATATTAATGAAAGAAGAGAATTAAAAATGATAAACTGGATGACTAATGGACAAAGAAAAAAATGTTCTATTAGACCTACTAATGATAATTGGAATACCTTAATTAATAATTATTTAGTTTGTAAATTATAAAAAAATTCTTATATTATATTATATGCAGTTAGAAAAAAAGTACTATACGGTCCAAGATAAGGAGACCTTAAAACTCTTACATCAACATATTACTGAATCAGAAGTTATTGCTGTTGATACCGAGACGACTGGTCTTAATCCTAGAAAGGATAAGATTGTAGGATGGTCTGTATCCGGTGACGAAGGAATAGGTTTCTACTTACCTACTTTAGTATTTAACTTTGATAAAGACGAACTAGAATTACAGACTATCGACGGTACTTCTACTGAAACTATATCTAGGAACTTACTTAAGTTACTTAAAGGTAAGAAACTTGTATTTCATAATGCTTCGTTTGACGTTCAGTTTATTAAGAACTATTTAGGTGTAGATTTACTTCCTGACGTTTGGGTTGATACTGGTTTACTAGTTCATACAGTTTACGAGGAAGGTGCTTTTGGTTACGGTAATCCTTTTGGGTTAAAGTCAATTGCAATAATGAATCAGAAAGAGCTTGGCTTAGATGTAGAGAAAGCCGCTAACGAAGAGCAAGTTGAACTTAAAGAGAGTATTAAAAAGAACGGTGGCCAGACTACAAAGGCTTTATACGAGATTTATAAAGCTGATTTAGATATATTATCTAAGTATGCTTCTGCAGATACCGATCTTACTCTTCGTATATGTAATCTATACCTTAAAAAGCTTAAAGAGGAAGGCTTAGAGAAGTTTTTCTTTGAAGAAGAGGTTATGCCTATCTACCGTGAAGTGACTGTACCTATGGAAGCTCAAGGAGTCGATCTTGATATGAACTTACTTAATAAGATACATGACGAGATAGTAATAGATCAAAAAGAGAATAAAGAGATTGTTATGAAGTCTTTACTTGCTATACCAGAGGTTAAAGAATGGGTAGTAGCTACTTCTATGACTAACTATCCAGTTTCTCATAAAGGTAATTGGGCTCAAACGCTAGTACAAAGGTACTCTCTACCATTACCTAAGTCCGAAAAGACTGGTAAGTACTCTCTTACTCAAAAGTATATCGAAGAGTTAGATGACTCTAGTGTTAAGCAGTTTTTGCTTACCGGAGATCAAAGCCTACTAGAGGACGTTGAGAAAGCACGTTTATCGATGTCGCTATGGAAAGAATCTAACGATGGAGACTACATTAATATACAGTCAAAGAAGCATTTAGGAGAGATAGTCTTTAAGTATATGGGCATTAAACCTAAAGTATCAGGAGCTAATACTAAATCCGGTAGAGATAAGTTTGACATGAGTATGGTTGAGGAGTTATCTAAGACTTATGCATGGGCTGAGAACTTACGTATATATAATAAGTTGCTTAAGATTAAGTCTACTTACGTAGATAGATTTAGAGATAGGAATGAGGACGGTAGATACTACTTTTACTTTAAGCAGAACGGAACTGTGTCTGGTCGTTATGGATCTGATGCTCAACAGCTGCCTAAACCTTTAGAAGAAGGAGAAGATGCTCCTATCATTATGAAGTATGTTAATATAGTTAGAGCTTTCTTAACTGCTGGTGATGGTAGAAAGGTTATCGATGCTGATTACGAATCACTAGAGCCTCATTGCTTTGCATCAGTAACAGGAGATGAGAACCTAAGGGAGATATTTAGAAAAGGATGGGACTTCTACTCTACTGTTGCTATACAAACTGAGAACTTACAAGGAGTATCTGCTGATAAAAAAGCTGATAACTACCTTAAAAAGCTAGACCCTATTAAACGTAATAAAGCTAAAGCTTATTCTTTAGGTATTGCCTACGGTATGGAAGCTTATGCTCTTAAAATGACATTAGGTGTAGATCAGAAAGAAGCTGAGAGACTTATCAAAGGATACCTAGATGGTTTTCCTCAGTTAGCTGAATGGAGAGAGAGATCTAGAGAAGAAGTTAAAGCCTATGGACGTATAACTAACTACGTCGGTAGAATTAGACATTTGCCTCGAGTTAAGCAGTACTATGAAAAATTCGATAATAAATTAATGGATTGGAGATTTAGAAAGTCGTTAGAACCTACTTACGGTAAAGATAAGGTTATCAAAGCTTATAGAGACTTTAGAAATGGGCTTAATAACTGCCTTAACTTTCAGTTACAGAGTTTAGCAGCTGCTGTTGTGAATAGAGCTGCTTTAGTAATTAACCGTAAAGCTAAAGAACTTGGTATAGATGCTTCTGTACAAGCTCAAGTACATGATCAATTGATTATTAACTGCGATAAGAAAGATGTTGCTATGTTTGCTCCTATAGTTCAAGAGATTATGGAGACTACTACTCAACTACCTGGCGTTACGTTAAAAGCACCTCCTGAGATATCAGATAACTGGAGAGATGGACATTAAAACTAAAAATAGAGATATTTATTATAAAGAGAATCGACTCGAGAGCGATTTTAATTTTTATTAACCGAGTAGCTTAGGCACTCACAAAACACAATGATATGAGTACATTATTTTATGAACGTAATCCGTTCGACATTTTAGTAAGAAATTTTTTCCAAGACGCCAACACTTACAGACCGTTGGCAGAATCCAAATTACCTCACCCAGTAGATATTTACGAAAAAGAAATAGGTTTAGGCTTAGATATAGCTTGTACCGGGATCTCAAAAGAAGATATCGATATTCAAATAGAAGGTAATATAATTAGAGTAAATTACGATAAACCAGACGGCGATGATAATACTGGAAAGTATATTCACAAAGGCATCGCTAAAAGATCATTCAACTTAGGTTGGAAGATAGATAGTAAGTTTAACTTAAGTAAAGCTACAGCTGAATTTAAAAACGGACTATTACAAGTTATTATTCCTTTTGCTAAAGGATCAGAACCAAAAACTTTGAAAATTAGCTAAACTTTCCCGCTCTCGAGTTGCCTCTTAAATAAATTAATCTTATATTAATAATAAATAAATAAGTTATGACTAAAAAATTAATACCCTCTAATGATAGAGTACTGATTAAACCTTTAGATGAAGGAGAACAAACCTACGGATCCATAGTAATACCAGATTTAGGAAAAGAAAAACCAGAAATGGGTACAGTAGTAGCCATCGGGTCTGGTAGATTATCTGAATACGGTAAAATGATTCCTATTAGATCGTGTCATGTAGGAGATACTGTCTTAGTTCCTAAATTAGGTACTTTAAGAATAGATTTTGAAGGTGAAGAGTATTTAGTAGCTCAAGATAGAGAAATACTAGCTGTTATTAGGGAAGAAACTAAACATAACGACATATAATCATGAGTAAAAAAATTACATTTGCAAACCCTGCAAGGATAGAATTATCTAACGGGGTAAATAAACTAGCTGATGCAGTTACTGCAACTTTAGGTCCTTCTGGACGTAATGTTATTATAGAACAAGATATGGGTAATCCTATATCTACAAAAGATGGAGTTACAGTAGCTAAATCAATTGTTTTAGAAGATAAAATACAAAACTTAGGAGCTCAAATTGTAAAACAAGCTGCTATTAAAACAGCTGATTATGCCGGGGATGGTACTACTACCTCTACATTATTAGCACAATCTATATTAGCAGAAGGTTTAGAGAGACTGGAAGCAGGATCAAACGCAGTAGAAATCAAAAAAGGTATTGATGAAGCTACTAAAAAAGTAGTAGAGTACCTTGAAGGGTATTCAAAAGAAATTACAGATGAGGCGCAATTAAAACAAATTGCTACAATATCTGCTAATAATGACACAGAAGTTGGTGAATTAATTTCAACAGCCATGGACAAGGTAGGAAGAGATGGAGTAGTTACGATAGAAGAGTCGAAAACCGGAGAAACGTACTTAGAGACGGTTGAAGGAATGCAGTTCGACAGAGGTTATAAGTCTCCATATTTTGTTACTGATAATAACTCTATGACAGCAGTACTGAAAGAACCTTTCGTTCTTATAGTCGATAAAAGACTAAATCAGGTCAAAGAGTTACTTCCTATCTTGGAGGCTGTTTCTCAACAAAATAAGTCATTATTAATTATTGCTGACGATATAGATGGAGAAGCACTATCTACATTAGTAGTAAATAAAATGAGAGGTATCCTAGCATGTGCTGCAGTTAAAGCACCAGAATTCGGTGATAGAAAAAAAGCTATCATGGAGGATATAGCTATTTTAACTGGTGGACAAGTTGTTTCTTCTGAGAAAGGTATGAGGTTAGATAAATTTGATACTAAATGGTTGGGTAAAGCTAATAAAGCTACTATTTCTAAAGAATTTACTACTATTATAGACGCTAAAGGAGAAGAAGATAAAATTACACAGAAGGTAGAAGAGATAAAAACTCAAATAGATGAATCTACATCACCATTTGAAAAAGAGAATCTACAAAATAGATTAGCCAAGTTCATTGGAGGAGTAGCTATCGTTCATGTAGGAGGTCATACAGAGATAGAGATGAAAGAGAAAAAGGATAGAGTCGAAGATGCTTTACATGCTACAAAAGCAGCATTGGAAGAAGGTATTCTACCCGGGGGAGGAATTGCTCTACTAAACGCAGCAATGCAAATAATACATAATATTCCAGAGGATAGCAATGAACATATTTCTACCGGTTATGATATTGTTATAAATGCTTGTGAGAAACCTTTTGAAAAGATACTTACAAACGCAGGTATAGAGATAGAAGACATACACGATATAGAAGCAGAGATTAAAGATAACGGTAACGAATGGGAAGGATATAATCCTAGAATCAAAGAAATAGTTAATATGTTTGAAGCAGGTATTATAGACCCAACTAAAGTAACCAGATTGGCATTAGAAAATGCTGCATCTGTGGCAGGAACCTTACTTATTACTGAGGCAGTAGTAACTAAAAACCCTGAAGATAAAGACGATAAACCAGCTGGTATCGATCCTAGTATGCTATTAGGATAAACTAGCACAATTAAATTAAATTATGAAAGACGAATTATTTGAACAATTAGCAACTCAGTTTGCTATCTTAGAGGAGAACAACTCCGGATCTACTAAAGCATCTCAAGCAAGAGCTAGAAAAGCAGCAGGAGAGATCAAAAAATTAATTACGCCTTACAAAAAGGCTAATATGGAGGCTACTAAAGCGTAGGGAGGGCGTTTTTCTCTCTCGACGAAGTCGCCACGCGCATTTTGAACTAACCCTACCCTAATCGGTGGGGTTTTTTTATTAATTTACCCTTTTTATTTTTTACAAATTCATCTCCATTTTCATCGAAATATCTATGGAAAGTATTTTCAGGGTTATCAAAAGAGCGTTTTGCAAGCCACCAAGCAGAAATAATTATAGCAACCATACAACCAGCAAAGAAGTAAAAGATAGAATCACCTCTATCTTCGTTAAACAAATCTATTAAATCAATAATACTTCCCATATTTTAATAAATATAAAAAAAAGTGTTAAAAAGTTTGGTAGTCTCAATAAATTTTCTATTTATTATATATGTTATACGCAACTGTCTGTCATGGTGCAGAGTTTATAAAAAGGTTTGGTAAAGAGATTAATAAAGTAGGTAAAATTGATACCGTTCACGTACTAACCGACCAACCGCAATATTTCGATAATTGTATTAGTTACCAATATGAGGAGGTAATAGGAAGATCTCAATTTAGTTACTATTCAAAGTTAACGTTCTTATTTAAGCTATTGCTGGAGTATAAAGAGAGAGTAAATTATGTTGATGCTGATTTTCTGAGAGTTAATTTTAATAAGCTGATAGTAGAGAACGACTCTGCTTTTTACTCATCTGTTATTATACCTAAACATTTAACAAAGTTAAATAGACTTAAAGGACGGAATAATGCGTATAAAGAGTATTTTGCATTTATGACCGAGCATGGATTAGATAAACCATTCAATTATATAACCGAAGCTTTTCTTTCTTTTCCATATTCATCAAAAACTATAGAGATCGCGTGCCGTAGTAAAGAGTTACAAGCCCACATTGAAGGCATTTTTAACTCTGAAACAGCTGATTGGTCTAGAACCTATTTAAGTAGGTATGCTAAGAATGGTATAGGGTTTGGGGAAGGAACTGCTGTTACAATATTAGCAAAAGAGTATAACTTAAATATGATAGGAGTTAAAAATAATTATGATTTACTTATTAATAACAGTTTGATATAACTTAATATTTTCATATATTATAGTATGGACCTAAAAAAATACATTAAAAAAATATACGACTATCCTGTAGACGGAATAGTATATAGAGACATTCAACCTTTATTAGCTAACTCAGATGCTTTTACACATGCTTGCATGCAAATGAGCTCGATGGATGAATCCCCTGATTACTGGGTAGGAATCGAATCAAGAGGATTTTTATTTGCAGCCGGTATAGCTGCTATGAGACAAGGAGGAGTTAAGTTAATAAGAAAACCTGGTAAACTGCCAGATAAAAATCTATTTACTTTAGACTATCAATATGAATATGCTTCTGGTTCATTAGAGATGGCCCCTGGTTCTGGTTCTATAGTGCTAGTCGATGATGTATTTGCTACTGGAGGTACAATGGAGGCAGCGGAAGAGCTTGCGTATACGTGTGGCTATGATGTGATCGGCAAGGTCTGTTTAATTGATATAGGAATAGCAGATTCTAACGTAAAGTCTTTAATTAAGTATGAGTAGAATTTTACTACTATCAGCTACAGATCTAGAACATGGCGATTCTTATTTGTTTGATAACGAAATACATATTACCGGTATCGGTAAAGTCAATGCAGCTGTAGAAACAGCAAGACTAATTAATATTCATAAACCAGAATTAGTAGTAAACTTTGGCTCTTGCGGGGCTGTTAAAGATATTCCTATAGGAGAGGTGTTTAAGATAGGTAAAGTCATTAATGATTTAGACGTAATGAATTTAACTAACGATGTAGATATAACTTTACAAGGCAAAGGAGATATAATTTGCTGTACTACTGATCATTTCTATGATAAAAGTAAAAAAGCACAATCTAATACTTTTCATTATAGAGACGATATAGATATTGTTGATATGGAGTTGTACGGTATTGCTAAAGCATGTCAAACAGCTAGAGTTTTTTGTCACAGTTACAAATGGGTTAGTGATGATGGTGACATTGATAAATGGAAAGAAAATGCTGCTAATGGTTACGAAGAATTTAAGAGCATATTTAAAGATACTTTTTTATGAAAATCTTAATTTTTGCATCGCCTAGATCAGGTTCTACCGAACTTACTTATGCTTTAGCTAAGTTACTTAAATTTAAATTCTCTTTAGAACCTTTCAATCCGTTAAATATAAAAGGCTTAACCGAAGACCAGATAAATAATAAAGGCAACAATATTTCGAATAATAAAATTGTTAAGGTTTTAAGTGTTCATAGACCTCGTAAATGGTATTTGAACTATATAAGTAAATTTGATAAAGTAATTTACTTAACTAGAAAAAATGCTAAGCTTGCTATAGAAAGTTTTCAATGGGCTATAAATAACAAAGAACTCAAAAATGCGAAATACCCTACAGTGTCTAAATGGCATATGAGCTATACTTTTAATCCATTAAATATCACTATGGATAAATGGGTTGTTGAACATATGACTAAATGTGTAGAAGAAGTTAAGGCAGTTGCTTATTTGAATAAAAAATCGTATATTCTATATGAAGACTTATACTCAGAAGATATAACTGTTTTTAATAGCATTGTAGATCAAATTGATTTAGATTTAGATAAAGTAAAATTAAGAGATATGCTTCACCCTAGTAAGAAATATAGAAAACCAATTAAACCTAAAACAATTATATAATGAGTGATTCAGTAAAAAAGTACTTAGAAAATCCTACATCAAATTTACTATGTCCTGAAGAGAAAAGAGAAAAAGAAATATTAGAATTGATAGCATCAGCAGTTGGTGCCGGAAAGATAGCTACAGTAACTGAAAGAGCAGCAGAAGTTCAAAAAGAGTATAATGGAGCTTCTCTTTTAGTTGGACTTCAAATTGCATGCGATGAAGAAGGAATTATCTAAAGAAAAATTAGATAGTATTTTATATCAACTATCAATTACCCCTCTAGCTAGTGTAGAAGAAATGGAAAGAAGAAATGCTCTTAATCCATTTCATAAAAAAAGAACAGAGGAAAAAGGATTTAGATTTCAAAATGTTAACTTAATTCACTTCAGTATAGAGAATAAAAACTTAAATAGTTTATTACATGATATCACTAAGGGTAACACAAGAGATATACAATCTATCTACACAGTTGAATTTTCAAAAGGAGACTTTGGTGAACCTCATCTTGATACTAATTCTAGAACTACATTATCATTGGTCCTAGAAAAAAATAGTATAGGAGGAGACCTTATTATAGGAGATAAGAATGCTGATTTAAACAAACCTGGTGATTATATTATTTATGATGGTGCTAAAACTATACATTCAGTTAGTAAAGTCACTAAAGGCAGACGTAAATCACTTATAGTTTTCTATACTAAAAAATTTAAAGAACGAAAAACACTTTACTAATGAAAACACAATTAAGGTTACATAAATCTGATCAACGTGGTTATGAATACGACGATAGGTACTGGTTTCAACCTCTTTCTAAAAATCATTATAGAGAATGGTATTTTAATGCTACTGATGTTATAAAGAAAATTAATAACGAATTGGAATGGAAAGACTGTCCTGATATAGATGAATTTAAAAAAAGACTTGAATTCGGCTCTGTATGTCATTTATGGATGTTTGAAGAAAAACCTTTAGGGTGGCACTGGACTAACGATAAACATATAACTACAGACTGGAAATCCTCTAATTGTATTTTAGAAGATAATACGATTTACGCAGGTGGAGCATTTTTATCGAAAGAAAAACCTGAAGCTTCTTCAGCTATTAAATTTTATCGTCAAGGAATTAGATATAATTTTGACTATTATAATAAAGATATTCAGTACCTATATAACGATGATTGGAATCGAGCTTCTTCTATATTAAGTAGACAATGCGGCTTTACTGAATATAAATTTTTATAGTTGTTTATTTGAGTAAATTTTCTTATATTTACTTATGGAACATATCTTACCAATGAAGCCTAAATTTACTAGGTCTTTTATAGAACGTACTTTATCTAAACGTTACTTTAAAAAGCCTTACGATAGATTTATGTGGTGGAGAAGCTATACCCCTAAGAATAAACCTCTCGATAAACGTAAACCTCTTATAGATAGAATTCTCAATGGTGACTTCGAAGTAGGTCCCTATCTAATGGAGATGGAGTTAGTACAGCATAATATGAATGATAAATACTTATCTGCTATTACTACAGGAGGGGAAGTAGATCATAGTAAGTATCATCAAGAGACTTCCATAGATAGAGCTAGAATGAAAAGACTATTAGAAGATCACGAAAAAGAAGAAGATAGAAAACTAGATGATATTAAACGTCTGTTTTTAGTTAAGTTTAAAATTACTAGCGAGCAATACGATAAAGAAGTACTTAATACTAGTGCTAAAGATTTAGCTGATTTCTATTTTAGAATGGAAAAAAAATACGGAACTTACTGGCAGCCGACTAAAATGTCTAAACAATCTATTTATTAAAAACAATTACTATGAACACTATTTTTATTATTCTAGGTATATTGCTCGTTTCAGGAGGAGTGACTATCTATTTCGTTAAAGCCGGAAAAATTAAAGACTCCGATGGAGATCTAATCCCTGATGCAGTAGAAGATGCTGTAGAAGACGTCAAAGAAACAGTTGCTGAAGTTAAAGCTAGAGCAAAGGTTGTAAAAGCGGAAGTTAAAGACGTAGTAAAAGCTGTAAAAGGCAGAAAAAGAAGAGGTCGCAAGCCTAAAGCTAAGAAATAATCTTAGTATAAAAAAACAAGTTATGCACAACCAGTTAAATGTCGATATCACCCAAACCCAATCAGTCACCTGCGAAAAATGCGGAGGAGTCTACTTTGAACAAGGACTCATTCTCAGAAAAGCCTCAGGAATCCTTACAGGAACAGGCAAAACATCCTACATCCCCATCCCGGTCTTTAACTGCCGAGACTGTGGACACGTCAATGAAGAGTTCAGACCCAAAGAGATCAAGGATCTCAGTTCGTAGATTATTCTCCGGATTACAAGATGAAATTTATTCAGATAAATAATTAGAGGCTTCGGCCTCTTTTTTATTAGTCATATTAGCTATTTATTATTAAACCGTTACACCTAAACTTGTTTTCGTATGTTTAATAACTTAAAACTTAAATGGATGGCTTTTACAGACATATTCAAAGAAAAAAATGATATCAACGAAAAATCAGTAGTTGGTTTCATGGCATTCGCTATTATGGTACTTTTTGCAGTTGCAGACCTGGTTACAGGTTATGTAGGTGAAGATTTAGTAATCAATGAATTTATATACGATTCTTTTGTATATATTGTTCTTGGTTCATTCGGTATAGCAGAAGCAGGAAAAATATTTGGCAGTAAAAAATAAAAATATTTATTATGAAAAAATTAATACTAATCACCCTGTTATGCCTTAGCACCGCAGCTAACGCTCAGGATAAACCTAACCTTTTTAAATCCATATACGACGATTTCTTAAAATACGGTACAGTTTATGTTGCTGGAGATATATCTAACTCTATTGAAGCAGCAGCACCATCTTACTTTGTAAGAACTAACCAAGATGGTAGTTTATATTCTATACCAGATGTAATAGATGTTACACCAGTATATCCATTCGATTATAGACTTGGATTTGGTATTAGAAAACTAGCAAGATATGATTACGAAAGAAAACCTAAAAACTTTTACGACGGAACAGAGAACCAACTAACATTTGCAGCTCCAACATCAGCAGTTAAAGGGTTAGAGTATCAGATTCATTTTGAAAAAGAAAGATGGAGAGGTGAAGAATTTCAGAACCATCACTTGTTTTTAAAACATACAGGTAAGTATCATATTGTTAAACTTGAAAGCAGAGAAGAAGATAAGATAAACCTAGAGTACTTCTCAGCAGAAGTAAGAGCTAGACTACCAATAGGTAAGAAGTTTTCTATATCAGCTGGAGCAATAGCAAGAGGACATGAAAGAGCATATGGATACAATCCAATTGAAATATGGTTAAATGAAACTAAAATGTACACAGATCCTAACACTGATGAAGAATTTGAATACCCAGCAAATCCTTGGTACACTTTAGGATTTGAATATGGTTATTCAGACCATTTTACAACTTATACAGATGTTAATACTGGAGCTACAACTCAAGATTGGATTTGGAAAAATGAAAACGGAGAAATAGTAGCATATTCTGACATTGATTTTAGAGAAAATGTATTCGGAGATTTGATGAATAGGTATAATAACGAAGCTTGGGAGGAATTAGACTCATGGGTTGAAGTAGCTCCTATCGTTGGATTTGATTTTTATCATTATAAAAGAGACTTCTGGTTACATGGTTATGCAAACTACATACTTCCTTACCATAAGTACTTTAAAGGAGAAGAAGAGTTTTCTTACCTAAATAGAAATAACTGGGGAAAGGGTGGATTAGTACTAGATAACGATCAAGAACAATGGGATGATTATTCAGCTGGAATAGCATTTGGTTGGAAAGTAGGAAAAAATATAGGTATATTTGTTGAAGGTGAATATACAAAGATGTGGGATAGTGAATTATATCAATCTACATTCGGTTTAAATTATACCTTTAAATAAGAAAGATAATGAAAAAATTAATACTATTTTTAACGCTTATACTTTTCCTTGGATGTTCCAAAGATGATGTAGCAGAAGAAAGAGAACTATTATTTGAAATAAGTTTAGATGGAGATTCATTTGACCCCTATGAAAGATACTCTATAGTAACTTCTTTTGGAGGAGAACAATTAGGAGCTAATGGTAAACTAAGAAAAATATTTATTCTATATCTTCAAATAGATGATGGTGAAGCAAGGTTAGATAGACAACACTTTGCAATGTACTTATTAGATTCAGATGCAGTAGATGATGGTTCATTATTGGATGTAGGTACTTACACTTGGGAAAGCCCAGATAACAAATATGCTGGTGTAGAAATACCTGGTAACGATGAGTATATAGTTTGGAACGAAGTAATAGTAGGAGAAATTGTTAAACCAGATGAAGATAATTTTTATGACCCTTCATTAATTTGTTTAACTGTTGAAGGAGAGTTCTACAATCCATATATTCAGAGAACAATGACAGTATCAATGAGATTAGAAAACTTTCCAATAGGACAAGATATAACATCTACTCCATATGGGTTTTTATTAGACTAAGAAATGGCAAAACAAATAGGAGAGGAGACTAAGATTACCTTAGACCTTAAAACAATTGGATTAATAGTAGTAGGGCTATCATCTTTAATAGGAATGTGGTTCGCACTCCAAGCTGACATTGAAGAAGCTAAAGAACTTCCAGCACCAGAGATTCAAAGAATAGAATTTCAAATGAAAGATGAAGCTATTAGAGATGCAATTATCAATACTCAGGATGATGTAGAAGAAATAAAAGAACAACTTAAGAAGATAGATGAGAGGTTGTTTGATCTTCAAAAAAGATAATAACATGAAAAATTTAATAGTTGCATTATTATTATTATTTTCACTGAGCAATTTCAGCCAGCAAATCTTAACTGATGATAATTTTGAAGAAGCTATAAATGGTCGATCAGCTTTTCAAGATGATGACATTTCAATAGTAGTTGTAGAGTTTTGGGCCTCATTTAATGATTCTAATTCATTTAGTGATTGGGGTAAATTAAAAGGTATTAAATACTATAAAGTAGATATTTCTAAATCACCTAAAGCTAAAAAAGACCATAAAGTTAGAACAATTCCACATATTATTATATTTTTTGACGGGTACGATGAAAAACATTTTAAAGCAGGTTTAGATTTTGCTATAAAGGATTCATGGGAAGACATTCAAGAAGTTATAGATGAACTATTAAACGAAAGTAAATTTTAAATAATGTAGTTAAGATGGCAATTATACCAAAAGGAATAGTAATACATAGTATGGGCGAATACCTTCAATGGAAGGACGAGTGGATAACAGCCCACGATTTCTTAAAGGAGTTAAAATTATCCGTACATGGATTTATTCACCCTGATGGAACTTATGAGAAAATGATCTCTTCTCCTGGTAAAGCTTTTCATGCCGGTAAATCAAAATGGGATGGGTTATCTAACCTAAACTCTCATTACTTAGGCTTTGAGTTACTAGTGCCAGGCAAACAGTCGTACTACTCTTTTACACAGGCAATTAAACAACCAGGTACTTACTCGGAAGCTCAATTTGAATCAGCACTATCTACTTGTAAATGGTGGATGAAACAATATAATATTCCAGCTTCTAACATTGTAAGACATTCAGATTGTTCTGGAGATCACGTTAGAGGAGATAGAAAAGGTAAGGTAGATCCAGGATCAGCCTTTGAATGGGAAAGATTTCAAGCAGCACTAGTTGCTTAATCGAATTAGTTTTCTTATATTATAATAATGAACAGAACAAGTGTTATATTACTGTGTCTTACTACTTTAGCTATTTTCTATATAATAGATAAAAAACCTACTATAGATATTGCTAAGTATGAACTTCAAATTAATATTCTTCAACAAAAAATTTTATCATTAGAAACAGTTAATGATAGCTTACAGGTAGAATCTAAAGAACTAGAGAAAGCAGTAGCAGCTTACGATATTAAAATAGATAATTTAAATAGAAACATAAATGTTATTAAAAAAGAAACTAAACAAAAGCTTGATGCTATCGATTATTTCGGTGATGATATGCTTGAGCAGTTTTTCGCAGAACGATATAAAGGCAGACTCTACGAAAACGATACAGTTAAGTAACCCTATAGCTAAATTAGTTATAAAGGATTTAATACAAGGAGATGCTAGTTCAAAAGAATTAGATGCTATGTTTAAGCTGATATCAGTTACTAACGAAAAGTTAGTCACACAGTCGGATTTAGTTAATAATCTTAAGACTCAAACTTCTACTTTAAACAGCATTATACTACAGAAAGATAGTCAAATAGACACTCAAGCTGACTTATCTAAAGATCTACAATCAGCTTTAAAAAAAGCTAATAGGCAAAAGAAACTCTACCAAATAGGATCTGCAATAGGATTAGCTGCCGTACTCCTTCAAGTGATTGGCAACTAACTTAACTATTTATAATAAACAATATTATGTGGAAAAATGTGAAAAAAGGTTTATTTCCTTTTATTATTGCCTTTTCTGCTCTATCAGTATCTGCATCAGCAGCATTTTATTCAGTATATGGATTAAGTAAGCTATTTGCAGGAGCACAATTTGAAGTAATTATAATGGCTGGTTCTTTAGAAGTAGCTAAGTTAGTTATAGCATCGCTTTTATACCAGTACTGGGATACTATAAATAAAGCTCTTAGAGCGTATCTTATTGTGGCTGCTATAGTATTAGTAGTTATTACTAGTATGGGTATTTATGGATTTTTAAGTGCAGCATATCAAGATACTTATGCTAACTTACTAATTAATGAAAATAAAATAGAATTTTTAGATAATAAAGCACAATTTTATGAAGACGATATACAACGCTACGAAAAAGAGCTTACACAAATTAGCAGTAATATTGCTATTCTTTCTAATGCCAAGGCTCAGTCGATCCAGGTACGAGACACCACGGTTTCTGGGGGCGTTAGATCAACCATCTCTACTGCCGAACTTAGGCTTTCGCAGAAACGTATTGAAGTTGAAGAAGAGAATAGAAAAGCTGTTCAAGAAAAAAGACAGATAGCTGCTGATAGCTTACAAAAATTTAAATTACAAATACTTAACCTAAATAATAATTCAGAGATAGCTGGAGAATTAGGACCATTAAAATATTTATCCGGTTTAACAGATACTCCAATGGATGTTATTATTAATATTCTTTTATTAGTAATTATTTTTGTATTCGATCCTTTAGCAATTTCATTAGTTGTAGCTGCTAATTTTGCTTTTGATATAGCTTACCCTAGGAAATTAAAAAACATATACGGTGAAAAAGAAGTATCTAAAGAAGAGAGCAGAATCTTTCCTGAAGATTATGATGAAAACAGAATGAATATTATAGGTCAGAATGGTAATGATGGAGATCATTACGATAAAGATAGTAAAGTAATAGAAGAAGAGTCTACTGGAGATTTTAAAGACTTTACAAAAAATTATGCTAAGTACATGATTATAGAAAAAGACGGTACTAGAACTTTTTTAGATAAGAAACCAAGATTTGAAACTAAACCTAACAGCATTGTTGTTACTCTTGCTGATGGACGAAGAGGTAAAATTAATAGAGGAGACGACAGCAGAATTATCTATATGTAGTTGGTTCTTATAGATATTTTTCTTATCTTAATTATATGAAAGAACCTATAAAAGCCCTCCCGGTACTAAAAAAAGAGTACCCACTTATTTACAAAGCCTATAAAGATATATCAGACGAACAGTTTGAACTATTTGCTAAGAAGCATTTAGACTACGGTATGGGTAATGTAGCCGCTGGTACTCAATTAGTAAATCAAGAAGAAGTTGACTTCGCTTTAGTTGGACTCTGGTATAGAATATCAGATAAAGTAAATAGATGGAAGAATATGATTCTATCAAATAGAAAAGCTCACAACGAATCTTTAATAGATACTTTTCAAGACTTAAGTAACTATGGTATTATATCTCAGATAGTACAAAAGGGTTTATGGAAGAAATCTAAATAAAATATATTGAAAAGAAAACTAAAAGGACCTGTGAAGGTCGTTTGGGAGAGTAAAATCAAACAAACACCTTCTAAGTTAACTCACATTTCGTATAGTTCTATTAGCACTTATAACAAATGTCCTAAGTTATGGGATATGCAATATAGAAAGAGAGCAGTACCGTTTACTCAAAATATCTATACTACTTTTGGTACAGCATTTCATGAAACGTTACAGCATTACTTAGAGGTAATGTATCATAACTCTGTTAAAGATGCTAATGAAATAGATATTAATAACCTTTTATATGACAATATGATTAAAGCATATAGATCAGGTAAGGCAGTTAACGGTCATGAGCACTACTCTAATGCAGATGAACTTAATAGCTTTTGGTTAGACGGTAAACATATATTAGACTTTATTAAAAAGAAGAGGTCTATATACTTCGGTACTAAGACTATGAAGCTTGCAGGAGTAGAGACATTATTATATCAGCAGATTAAACCAGGTGTGGTATTTAAAGGATTAGTTGACTTAGTCTTCTATCACCCTAATACTGATACTTGGACAGTTATGGATATAAAGACTTCTACTAGAGGATGGAATGATACTTACAAAAAGAATCCTAACCTAACTGCTCAGGTTATCTTATATAGAGAGTTCTTTGCTAAGCAATTTAACATAGACCCTAGTAAGATTAATGTAGAGTTCTTTATAGTTAAAAGAAGAGTACCTAAAGATGCTGAATTTGCATCTATGCAAAGAAGAGTTCAAGAGTTTAAACCTAACTCAGGCCCTAGAAAAACTAAACAAGTTATAGAGTCTATGAATAATTTTTTAACTAATGTATTAGATGATAAAGGTAAGTATTTAGATATAGACCATAGCTGTAAGTCTCCTCTTGGTAAGTGTGATCACTGTTTACCATTTTCGGGATTTTAGCCTATTTATATATAAATATATAAAGATATATAGTTATGATAAGAAATGAAAAATTAACTTCGGTTAAAATTACTCAACCCCTTTTCGATCATTTTAAAATGGCTTGCCTTCAAGAAAATTTTTCTTTTAAAAAGCTTGCAGATCGTGCAATTTATTTATACCTTACTGATAAGACCTTTAAGGATAAGATACATAAACAAAATAATATTAAATACAGTAAATAATGGTAGAAGGTTATATTGAAAAGAGTAAAAGAAAGAAAATACTTTTACTTAGTGATGATTTAAGAATGCACTCTGGGATAGCAACAATGTCTAGGGAATTAGTGGTCGGATCAGCGCATAAATACAATTGGTTCCAAGTTGGAGCTGCTCTTAAACATCCAGAGAATGGAAAACTTGTAGACATTTCTGATGACGTAAATAAAAATGCAGGTATAACTGATGCAAAAGTGCATATTATGCCTTTTGAAGGTTATGGAAATAGTACCTTAATTAGAAGCTTACTAGAAAAAGAAAAACCAGATGCTATTTTTATTTTTACTGACCCTAGATACTGGATTTGGTTATTTGAAATTGAAAGAGAAATAAGAAATAAAATTCCAATCGTATGGTTAAATATTTGGGATGACTATCCTGCTCCAGTATATAATAGAGATTATTATAACTCTGTAGACTGTTTAATGGGTATATCTAAACAGACTGTTAATATAAATAAATTAGTACTAGGTGATGAAGCTATAGATAAAATTATTAATTATGTTCCTCATGGAATTAATAATAAGCATTTCTTTCCAATAGTAAAAGAAAATCCCCTATACCCAGAACTTGTAAAGTTTAAACAAAAGACTATTAATAATCCAGATGTAGATTTCTTAGTTTATTTTAACTCAAGAAATATTCACAGAAAGAGACCAGGTGACATTATCTTATCATTTAAATTCTTCTGTGATATGATAGGAGAAGAAAAAGCAAAGAGATGTGGATTAATAATGCATACAGAAGTTTCTAATAATCACGGTACAGATTTAAAAGCAGTAAAAGAAGCTGTGTACCCAGAAGGTAATGTTTATTTTTCTACTGCAAAAATATCATCTGCTCAAATGAACTTTATGTATAATATGTGTGATGTTACTACTTTAATCTCATCTAATGAGGGATGGGGATTATCTTTAACAGAATCAATGATGTCTGGTACGATGATAATAGGAGCAGCAACAGGAGGAATGCAAGATCAATTAAGATTTGAAGATGAAAATGGTGATTGGATAGACTTCGATGCTGACTTTCCTTCTAATCATAGAGGTACTTATAAAAAATGTGGCGAATGGGCAGTACCTGTTTTCCCTTCTAATATTTCTCTAGCAGGGTCTCCTATGACTCCTTATATATACGACGATAGGTCTAACCCTGAGGATATAGCTGCTGCTATAAAAAAGGTATATGATATTCCAAAAGAAGAAAGAGATAGAAGAGGGATAGCTGGTAGTTTATGGGCTCAGTCTGACGAAGCTCAAATGACAGCAGACCATATGTGTAAAAATATGATTAATAGTATAGATGAAACTTTAGCAACTTTTAAACCTAGACCTAGACACGAAGTCTTTCATGTTGATAAAGCACCATCGCTTAAAGTAACTCATAAATTAACAGGATATTAATATGAATAAACCAACAATGTTTATAAGCTCTCCAGTAGATACTTATTCAGGCTACGGAGCAAGATCAAGGGATTTTATAAAAGCAGTTCTAAAATTAGATAAGTATAATGTAAAATTACTATCTCAACGATGGGGTAATACTAGATTCGGCTATTTGAACGATCATAACGAGGGTGAACTATCCTCTTTAATAGTTCCTCAGGTAGATAAGAAACCTGAAATATGGATACAGATAACAGTTCCTAATGAATTTCAACCCGTAGGTGAGTATAGTATAGGAGTAACAGCAGGTATAGAAGCAACTTTAGTAGATCAAAGTTGGATTCAAGGAGTTAATAGAATGAATCTAACATTGACATCTTCTGAGCACAGTAAAGATGTATTTTTAAAAACAGCTTGGGAAGTAAAAGATAATAAAACTGGTCAAATTACTTCTAAGGTACAGGTTAATAAACCAATTGAAGTATTATTAGAAGGAGCAGACTTAGATAAGTACTTACCTAAGAATTCAAGTTTTGATTTGTCTATGATTAAAGAATCGTTTTGTTTTTTAGTTGTTGGACATTGGTTAAAAGGAGAGTATGGTCATGATAGAAAAGATATAGGCTTTACTATTAAGTCTTTCTTAGAAACATTTAAAAATAAGACCAACCAACCAGCTTTAGTTTTAAAAACTTCTCATGCTAATACTTCATTAATGGATAAGTCTACTCTGTTAAATAAAATCCAATCTATTAAGAATACTGTTAAAGGTAAATTACCTAACGTATATGTGATACATGGAGACTTAACTGATAGTGAAATTAACGATATATACAATCACCCTAAGATTAAAGCTATGGTATCGCTTACAAGAGGAGAAGGTTTTGGTAGACCATTGCTTGAATTTAGCTTGATAGGTAAACCAATTATAGCTTCAGGATGGTCTGGTCATTTAGATTTTTTAGATAAACAATATGCTACTCTTCTTAATGGTAAGTTAGAACAACTTCACCCATCATCAGTTCAAAAAAATGTATTGTTATCTCAAGCTGCTTGGTTTAAAGCTGACTCTATTGAAGTTGGAAAAGCATATAAGAATATATTTAAACATTATAAGAAATATATTACTTATGCTAAAAAACTAAGACATCAAAATAAAACAAATTTCAGTTTCGATAACATGGTCTTTAAATTAAAAAAGATATTTGAAAGTACCATACCTGAATTTGCTCAACAAGTAGAGCTTACTCTTCCAAAGCTTTCACTTCCTAAATTAAATAAACCAGGTGCATCAACACCACCTGCTATTAAACTTCCTAAACTTAAAAAAGTATGAAATTAAATAAAGATCAATTAGTAGAAGGTCCTTTCGGTAGTAATGCTTGTTATGAACAATCATTTGAACAAGAAGGTAACCAAATAAAAACATGGTTATGTTTTGGTAGTGGGTTTACTACATCGACCCTTATGACAGAAGGTTCTAAAGTAGTAAATGATTTATTAGCAACCTCTCCTGAGTTATATAAAGACCTACTTCATACCGATAAAGATAAAAGAGTATGGGCACCAGCTACAATTAGCATACCAGAAAAAGGTATGGTATTTTTGGATGGTAGCAATAAAGAAGAATGGGGTTGGTCTGCTGTTAAAGCAGTTCCTATTACAGAAGATGATAGAAAAATTAAGCAGTTTCCTAAAGATCAAACTCATAAAATGGATATGGCAAATTTAAAGAAATATCCTCAAAATGATTTTATGACAGCATTGGAATATATAGATTTCTATAAGCAATGAAAATAAGTTATGCTATTACAGTATGTAACGAAGCTACTGAAATTCAAACATTAGTAACTTTTCTTTTAGACAATAAAAGATTGGACGATGAAATAGTTATTCTATTTGATAGTAAAAACGGTAGCAAAGGAGTAGAAGAGTACCTTAGAGCTAAATCAGTTAACTCTGAATATGCTTGGCATGCTGGTGAGTTTGCTCATCACTTTGCTGATTGGAAAAATAAACTTACAAGTTTATGCTCTGGTGATTATATATTTCAGATAGATGCTGATGAGATCCCTAACGAGGCTCTTATAAAAAATCTTCCTACAATTTTAAAAGGTAACCCTAATAATGAAGTATATTTAGTTCCCAGAGTAAATACAGTAAAAGGCTTGACTAAAGAACATATAGCAAAATGGAGATGGGCGGTTAACGATACAGGATGGGTTAATTATCCAGATTATCAATGGCGTATATGGAAAAATAAAGAAGAAATTAAATGGGTTAATAAAGTTCATGAAAAATTAGAAGGTTATTCGACTTATGCAGCTTTACCTGCTCAAGAACATTATTCCTTATATCATCATAAAACTATAGAAAGACAAGAGCATCAAAATAACTATTACGATACATTAACATGATAAATTTAACTAATAATTTAGATACCTACATAGTAAGTATAGTAGCCAATTATAATAAGAACGGTAAAGGAGTCTGTGAAGTTTCTGGCAGAGAAGAAATAATAAAAGCCATCAGCGGTATGTACGGTAAACATGACACTGTATTAAAATTAATTGAATGTATAGAAACTCTAGTTATAAACGACTTAGATGTAGGAGATGCTTACTATACTAAAACTGAAGGAGAACCATCACTTAAAAAGTTTATGATTAACGAAGCTAGATTAAGACAGGCTAATGAGAGCAGAGGCAAGATGAAAAATGAAATAGATAAGTTACTTGAACAAATAGCCGGTATCCCTGAAGGAGAATCTAATAAAAGAGTTACCAATATAGATTCTTTCAGTGCCTATATGGACAGGTTGGCTACAGAAAGAATAAAAGAATATAATTTTAAATTCAAACAAAATAAGAATACAGAAGCATACCATCAAGTAAATGTAGTAAAAGTAGTTCTTAAAAAAATAAAAGAATTATTTAATGAAATTAATTTACAAGGAGGTTATAATTACATAGGGGAAAAAAGAACATTTGATGAAGGAAAATTAATTGCTGATGTAAACCAAGTAGTAAACCAATTAAAAAATGATCAACTATAACTTAAAAGAACTTAACTCTCAGTTTAAGAGTAACGAACCATTCGAACATATTAGTTTAGATAACTTCTTTGATGAAGATATGTTAGAAAAAGTTTATCAAGAATTTCCTTCTCAAGATTCTCCTTTATTTAATTGGAAATCTAATGATGAAAATAGTAAAAAACTTATGTGTCAAGATTCTGAAGTTATAAAAAAGAATTTACCAACTATAGATAAGTTTATAAAGTATCTTAACTCTGATGAATTTTTATCTCAAGTATCTGACTTAACTGGTATACCTAATCTTATAGGAGATAATGAATTAGCTGGCGGAGGGTTACACCAAATAGTTAAAGGAGGTTTTTTAAATGTACATGCTGATTTTAATATATCAGACCAAATGCCTGACCTTCATAGAAGATTAAATATAATTATTTACCTTAGCAAAGAATGGAAAGAAGAATATAATGGGCAGTTAGAACTATGGGACACAGAACTTACTCATGCTGTTAAATCAGTTTATCCATCTTTCAATAGAATAGTTATCTTTAATACTCAACCTGATGGAGATACTATCGCTTACCACGGTCACCCGATACCTTTAGAAACACCTGAAGGAGTATATAGAAAATCAATAGCACTTTATTACTATTCAAAAGAAAAGCCTAACAATATATTATCTGATAAGCATAAAACAATTTATAAGAAAGTATGAAAGTAGTTTTTGTACCTACATTTGGAGAACATCATTTGATTAAACATCAAATACCTAACATAATAGATACTGTTAATCCAGACTATCTTGTGTACAACGAAGGTATGTTTCCTAATGGCACAGAGGGTAATAAGAACATAGATCAAGTATGGAGAGATAAGTACACTCTTGACGGTAAAGGAATAAGAGCATTTGATTACTTAGAGTTAGAAAAGACTATCGAAAAATATCAAAAAATTTATCCTAATACTAATATTATCCTTAACAAAATGGATTACTCAGATTGTGATAATTCTACTGAGTGCTATATTAAAGCTACAAATAACTTCAAAGAATTAAATATTGATATTAAAGAAGGAGATTTCGTCTTTCCTTACGAAGGAGATATATTTCATCATGAAAATACAGCTAAAGAAATACAAGGATACTGCGATCAGTTAGAACCTGGTCAAGGATTTAGATCTATTTGGATAGATTATATGCAAAATTTCTGGTATGCCGAAAAGAGTAGACTAAAGATATACTTAAAAGATAAAAAATATAACCATGAAGGTAATTATCAATCCAGACGTATTTGTTTTAGATATGATAAAGGAGGAGTAAAGTATAAAGATATGCTTAAAAACTTTATGACTACAGATTACCATAATGCAGATGGAGGCTATGGAATGCTTTTTCCTACCGACCTAATTACTTACCACTATGCATGGATTAGACCAGGAAAGTACAGAGATCTTAGATGTGATCAATTAGCTCGCCCTCCAGGTTACTGGGAATTTTTTAAGAAAGAAATGGATAAATGTGACCAATATGAGTATGATGAACTATGTGTAAGAGAAGGTAAAAGAGATTTATCTCATGGCTGGGTAAAATTCTTCAGTAAATTACCTCACCCTAAACATATTAGAGATCATGAGCTATGGACTGATCCTAATCAGAGTATAATAAAAAAGTTGTCTAATTACTAAAATAATCTTATATTAATAATATGAAAAGAAGAAAAATATGGTATGCCCCTTACAAGTTCGAATCTTACGGAGAAGAAGAAATTAAAGCAGTAGAAGAATCTTTACGAAGCGGATGGCTAGGAGGCCAAGGTGAAAAAAGCCAAGAGTTTGAAAGAAAAATAGCCAATAAATTTGGAAAGAAGTATGGAGTATTTGTTAACTCAGGATCATCAGCATGCTTACTTGCTATTGCGGCATTAGATCTACCTAAAGGTAGTAAAATTATTACCCCAGCATGTACGTTTGCTACTACTTTAGCTCCAATTATACAGTTAGGATTTATACCCGTATTTGTTGATGTAGGATTAAATGATTACGTTGCTGATGGAGGACAGATTTTAGATGCTATTACAGATGATGTTAAAGCACTTATGTTGCCAAATCTTATAGGAAATAAACCACAATGGAAATCTCTTAAAAATGATTTAAAAGATATAGGTAGAGAGGATATCTATTTAATAGAAGATTCTGCCGATACTATTACAAGAACAAGAGAAACTGATGTTTCTACTACTAGTTTTTACGCTTCTCATGTTATTACAGCAGGAGGAGTCGGAGGAATGGTTATGTTTAACGATAAAAAACATGTTACTAAATGTCTTCAGTACAGAGACTGGGGTAGATTAGGAGACGATTCAGAAATTATGTCTGATAGATTTAACCATAAAGTAGATGGAATAGCTTATGATCATAAATTTCTGTATTCTGTTTTAGGTTATCATATGAAAGCTTGTGAAATGAATGCTGCTTTTGGTATTGTTCAATTAAAAAGATTTGAAGGTTTTAAAGATATTAGGAGAGCTAATATAGAAAGATATCTAAGTAACTTGAAAGGTGTAGGAGATCTTATACTTCCTGATGATACCATAAAACCTAATTGGTTAGCTTTACCATTACAAACTGAACAAAGATTTGAATTATTGCATTTTTTAGAAACTAATAATATTCAAACAAGAGTAACTTTTGCCGGTAATGTAACTAGACATCCAGTTTATAGAGAGTACTTACAGCCATTTGAAAATTCTGATCTTATTATGGAGAATGGATTTTTATTAGGAGCTCATCACGGTATGACAATAAGCGATGTAGACTATGTATGTAGTAAAGTAAAAGAATTTTTCGATAAATGAAAGTTTTAATCTTAGGTGATGGAATTCTAGGGTCTGAATTAAAGAAACAAACTGGTTGGGATAGTATATCAAGAAGAGCTGGTACGTTTGCAGTAACGGGGATAGACTTTATTAAAAAACATTACATAAAGGATTATGACATTATAGTTAACTGTATAGCTAACACAGATACCTATACTGATGATTACGATGAGCATTTTGATGTAAATTATTTATTCGTAGCTCATTTAAGTGAAGCTTGCAGGGATTTAAATAAAAAACTAGTTCAAATATCTACAGAGTATGTATATGCTAACAATAGAAATATTCCTACTGAAAAAGATAACGCTATTCCTCACGATAGTTATTATGCTCTAACTAAATTATTAGCTGATGAGTATGTAAAATTGAGAAATAATTCGTATCTTATATGTAGATTACTACATAAACCTAATGATTTTAATCACCCAGAAGTATGGAAAACAAAAACATCTGGAGACAGAGTAAATAAAATAGCTGAATTGGTCATTAAACTAATTAAACATAGTGCAGAAGGAACCTATAACGTAGGAACAGGTAATAAGTACTTATCAAGTCTAGTTACTGATAGTAAAGTTGTAGAGCCTCCTACTCACGTACCTACTGATACTAGAATGAATCTTAATAAATTAAATACTTTTTTGAATAATATAAAAAGTAGGAACAATAACAAGAAACCAAATTAAAATTATAGAAAAGTTATGATAGGAATTATAGGACAAGGTTTTGTAGGTAATGCTATATACCAGAAGTTCAAAACATATTTTAAAGTGTACACATACGACTTAGACGAAAGTAAATGTAACAGTACAAAAGAACAAGTAATGGATGCTGAAATAGTATTCGTTTGTCTTCCTACTCCTATGGATAAAGACGGTTCTTGCTATACAGGTATAGTCGAAAAAACTATAGAAGATCTAAATAAACATGGCAAGTGTAAGATTGTTGTAATAAAATCTACTGTACCACCTGGAACTACAGAAAAACTAAACGTTAAGTTTCGTAATTTAAGCGTAGTTTTTAACCCAGAATTCTTAACTGAAAGAAATGCAGTTGAAGACTTTGAGAATCAAACTAGAATTATACTAGGGGGACCTAGACCTGCAACTACTAGATTAAAAGAAATATATTCAGTAGCATTTAAAAAGATACACTTTGTTAAGACAGGCTCTAAACATGCTGAAATGGTTAAGTATATTACTAACTGTTACTTAGCTAATAAAGTATCTTTTGCTAATGAAATGTATCAACTAGCACAAGCATTAGAATTAGATTATGATAAAGTATTAGAGTATTCATTACACGATGATAGATTAGGAACTTCCCATTGGGCAGTAAAAGGACCTGATGGGTACTGTGGTTTTGGTGGGCACTGTCTTCCTAAAGACCTCAATGCTTTAATTAAGGTAGCAGAAGAAGCAGGAGTAGATCCTATAATGATGAAAGCTACTAGAGATAAAAACGATGAAGTAAGAGAAGTAAGAGATTGGGAACAAATGAAAGGAAGAGCTATAGTATGAGCAAAAATCTAATTTATACCATAGCGATAGATCATAATACATCTCAGTTTCGTAATAATGATTATAGCCAATACTGTATTAATAGTTGGAAAGCTTGGTGCGGTAAAAAAGATATAGATTTTTTAGTTATAGATACTCATGAAGCTAGGTATAAGTATCCTGTTTGGAATAAACATACTATCTTTGAAAGAGTAGGTGATAAGTATGATAAGATTATATATGTCGATTCTGATACAATGGTCAAATGGGATGCACCTAATCCTTTCGATTTATATGATGATGAATACTGTGGAGTAGTAGATAGAAGCTCTTTAAGATGGATTCTTAATTCAATAAATGTTTATAAAGAATTTTTTCCTGGTACATCATTAGATATTTCAAACTATATTAATGCAGGTGTAAGTTTCTTTTCTTATAAACATAAAGACTTTTATGATGATTTAATAAAATTTTATGAAACAAATAGTACAAGTTTAGATTCTAAGGAAGGAGTAGGAAAAGAGCAAACGGTATTAAACTTTATGCTTACTAAACATAATATAAAGGTAAAACATATTCCTCCTACATGGAATTTATTTTCAATTCATAAAAAAGATATGTTTAAACATAACTGGCAATTGAACGAAGATATGACCCCGTTCTTTATTAAGTATGCTAACATATGGCATTTTACTGGATTTGGTATTGAAGATAGGATAAAGATAATGAAGCAAGTTTGGGAACAATATAAAGGACATTATGAGTAAAAATTTAGTTTTTATAATAGACATAAAGAAAGACGGTAAGACAAAAAAAGAATACCAAATATCAATAGATAGCTGGAAGCACTTCTGTAAAAAGTATGACCATGAGATACTTACTATGGAAGAACCGGTTACTGATATGAGCTATATGGGAGTTATATGGCAGAGGTATTATCTATTCGATATATTAGATTCTAATGAATTAAAGTTTGATCAGATATGCATAGTAGATGCCGATACAATAATTCATCCAGATGCACCTGATTTCTTTACCCTTACAGATAACAAGTATACTATGGTTCATGATGATGGAAACTTTGATTGGATTATTAGGTCTATGGAAAATTATAATAAACATTTATTTACTGACCAACCTATCTTTAACTGGTACGAGTACTTTAACAGCGGCTTTCAAGTTGTTAATAATAAACATAGAGACTTCTTTAAAATTATGAGAGAGTTCTATACAGAGAATTCAGATATGATTAGTTGGTGTCAAAAGACATACGGTGTAGGAACAGATCAAACTCCCCTTAACTATCTTTTAAGGAAACATAATGTAGAAATAAAAGCGCTGCCTTACAGTTATAATATGAGTTGTATGGCTGCTAAAGAATGTTTAAACGAAGAGATGCAACATACTAAAGCAGGGTATGTGATGCACTTTAACGGTCTTCCTAATAAAGACGAAACGGTTCCTTATTGGATGGAAAAAACATACAAATATTTATATGAGCATTAGAGTAGGTCAGATAGGTAAAGGTAAATTCGGCTCTAAGATACTTTCTAAGTTAAAGTTAATCGAAGGAGTAGAAATAGAATGGGTACTTGGTTCAAAAGACCAATGGTGGAACTATGAATCTGAATGGGTAGTTATAGCAAGCCCTAGTGAGTTTCATTATGAACAAGCAAAGCATTTCCTTACAAAAGGTACTAATGTTTTTTGTGAGAAGCCTGCTGCATTTAATTATGAGGCTGTAGAAGAACTTTATAAGTTGGCTAATGATAATAGCTGTTTATTCTATGTTGATGATGTTCTTAATTATGAACATATTACACATACTAATAAATTTACTTATAAAAAATGGGGCTATGCTTACTCTAATATATTAGATAGGATAGCATACCATCATTTTTATCTTATATATACTGCTGGTATAGGTACTAAGTTTAAGCTTAATATAATCAAGAATGAAAAGTTAGAAAAAGAATTTACTTTGAAATTCGGAAAAGAATTATATCATTTTGATTACAATTTCGATTGGTATAAAAAGAAGACTCATAACATAGAACCTACAACAAATACAGATGCTTTAGAGACTATGCTAACAGCTGTACTTACCAGTGAAGCTGATTTTACAGGTAATTACTATAGGACTATCTTTGCTACAAAAATAGTACAGAAGCTTAAACCATTACTGTACGGTAAAGTTGCAGTAATAGGAGCAGGAATATATGGAACAACAGCAGCAATTAAATTAGCTGATAAAGGATACCATGTTGATCTGTTTGAGAAACAAGATAATATTCTTTCAGCTACTTCTGGTATAAATCAATACAGAGTACATAGAGGTTACCATTACCCTAGAAGTAAAGATACTATTATGTCCTGTAAGGATAATGAAAGTAGTTTTATAAAGTACTATAACGCTGCTATAATAAATGACGTAGAACATTACTACTCTATAGCGTCAGAAGATAGTTTGACTACTCCTAGAGATTATTTACATACTCTTGATGAATGTAATTTAAATTGGGAAATAGTGGACCCTATGCCAAACTGTGACCTTACAGTTAAAGTCAGTGAGAGTTTATATGCTCCTGATCCTTTAAGAAAGATATGTATGGATAGAATTAAAGCTTGTAATATTAACTTACTTCTTAACTCTAAAGTAAATACGTTAGAAGAACTTTCAGATTACAAATATAAAGTTATATCTACTTATAGTTCTTTAAATGATTTTGATAAAGTAAAGAAGAACTATCAGTATGAGTTATGCGAAAAGCCTTTATTTATTCTCCCTAATAGGTATAAAAATAAAAGTATAGTTGTTATGGATGGACCATTCATGTGCTTTGATCCATATGGCTTTACAAAGTTTCATGTAGGCGGTAATGTAGTCCACGCTATCCATAGTTCTAACATAGGCGAAGAGGCCATTGTTCCTCCTGCATACAGAGACTATATTAATAAAGGTATTATAAAAGATCCTAAACTAACCAATGTACCAAGATTTATAGAGTCTGCCAAGAGGTTCTTCCCAGATATAGATAAAGCTATACATGTTGGATCTATGTACACAGTCAGAACTGTTCTACCTAATAAAGATGATACAGATGCTAGACCAACAATAGTTGAATTTAAAGACGATACTATAGTTTTATTTAGCGGTAAAATAGGTAACTGTGTAGCAGCAGCAGAGGAAATAGCTAGTAAAGTATGAAAACAAAATTTGCAATAGGGGTATTAATACAATGGTATGAATCGAGCATCATAGAGTACTACATAGACTCTCTAAAAGATGCTATTGAGAGTTACGATGGCGAAGTACTAATAGATATCTGTATCATCAGCGATACTACACTAGAGAAACCTACCTCAGATTCAGATTTTAATAAAGCTATAACAAAAATTAGAAAAATTTGTAACAGTATTCCAAATAGATTGGGTGTAAAAGAATCTCTCTATAGCATAGCTGATTATAGAAGAGAGTTTAATAGTACATACTGTACAAAAGCAGATGTACTAGTTTGGGGTGAAACAGATATGTTAGTTCCTAAGCAAGCATTTGTAGCACTTAATCACTTACATCAGAATGTTAAAACTCCAAAGTACTTAGCTACTTTTGCAATTTGTAAGATGTGGGATGATAGTTGGAAAGCTTTAGAACATCCGGAGTTTACTGATAAGCCATTTATTGAGATGGATACTAAAAACTGGTGGAGTTTAAGGTATACGATGACTAAGGCAGAGATGAATACTTTTAATGATAAAGTAGAAGATATAGATGTTAGTATTGTTTCTCCGCATAAGTTTAACGGTTGCGGACTAGTAATAAGTTCTGAAGTTATAAAAGCTGGAGTAAATATTCCTAAATCAGTATTTTTTATCCATGAAGACACAGCCTTTATGATGATGACTAACAAAGTACTTGGCGATATACCTCAGTATCATTTTAAAAACATACTCGTAGTGCATAATAGAAAGCATCCAGATAAGAGAACTTTTGTTGAAGGTGAAGAGAATCTAGATAAAACTAATCCTGGTGCTCAAAGAGAGGTTCATAACTGGTATACACCAGCTAATAAAATGTGCGAAGAGAATTGCTATAATTTATTTAACCCTAACTTTAAAGCTCATACATGGAAAAGTGTATTTGACAGTTGCAAATAACAAATATTATTCTTATATTAACATATAATACAATACTTAATGAAATACAATTTTAAAAACAAATTACTACTAGTGACTGGAGGCAGTGGCTTTTTAGGAGTACCCCTAGTAAAAAGGTTATTAGCTGAAGGAGCTAATGTGAGAGTAATCTCAAGAGATGAAGGTAAATTAATAGATCTTAAGCAACAGTGTCCACAAATAGAAATACTTAACGGAGATATATCTGATAAGTTCGAAGTAAGACAAGCTATGAAAGGAGTAGATGGAGTGTTTCATTTAGCAGCTTCAAAGCATGTTGGGTTAGCTGAAATAACTGTGAGGGAAACTATTAAATCTAACACTATAGGTTCTATGAATATATTAGAACAATCTTTAGAAGAGAATTTAGAGTTCGTAATTGGTATTAGTACTGATAAAGCTGCTCAAGTAGCAGGAGTATATGGAGCATCTAAATTACTAATGGAGAGATTATTTACTCAGTTTGAGAGAATAAATCCTACTTGTGATTATAGAATAGTTAGATACGGTAATGTATTATATTCTACTGGATCAGTACTATGCAAATGGAAAGATTTAATAGAAGCAAATCAAGAATTAATAGTCACTGAACCAAAAGCTACTAGATTCTTTTGGACTGTAGACCAAGCATTAGACCTTATATATGATTGTTTAACTAATGCTAAAGATTCTAAACCTTATGTTCCTACAATGAAAGCTATGAGTATAGAGAATCTATTAGATGCTATGTACGAAAAGTATTTACCAGAAGGAGGAAAAAAGAAAATTAAAGTTATAGGTTTACAACCGGGAGAAAATTTACATGAGAAAATATTAGAAGATGGATTAGATTCTAGTCAAGTTGATCAATATTCAGTAGAAGAAATAATACCTTTAATATAATGAGGATATTTGTATTTGGTGGTAATAGATTTGTTGGTAAGGCTTTAGTAGAAAAGTTAATACCGGATAATAGAGTAACTTTATTTAATAGAACAGGCACAGGGCCAGAAGGAGCTAAGATTATAACTGGAGATAGAAATGATCCTTCTACTATTAATCACATTAACTTTAACTCTTATGATTTAATAATAGATTTTTGTTTGTTTAAAGAAGAACAATTCGGTAAATTTGCTGATTTAGTTCCTTGGGATACAAAATATATTTTCATTAGTTCAGCATCAGTAGGGAGAGAACAATGGGGTGAGTACGGAACTGATAAAGAAGCTTGTGAATTATTAGTAGCAGAAAAGTTTAAAAATTATAAAATTATTAGACCTCCTTATATTGATGGAGAAAATAGTCATAGAGCTAGAACAGCACAAATAATAAATCAAATAGAAAATTACAAACCAGTTACAGTAGCTGGTGATGGTAATTACTATATCAATATTACTTGGGTAGATGATGTAGTTAATTTTATATATAATCTAGTAGATAAACGTAATTTTACTCCAGAAATAATAGAACTATCTAATCCAAAAAATTACTTAATGACAGAGTATATAGAGTTTATAGCTGAATACCTTGGTGAGGAGTATGCTATTGAACGAAATAGTAAAGTTTTTTGGGCTCCTGCATATGATTTAGATATGATGTATAATGCGTACACAGATGACTTTGGAGTTATAAAATTAAAATTAGATAAATTTATGAATTGGTATAATACTTTAGGAAAAGATAAATATGGATACAAATAAAAAACTTTATAGAGCTAAACCTTTCTTGCCGAAAGAAGATAAAATATGGATTGAAGAAGCATGGAAAGAAATTCTTGATTCAGGAATGTTTATACAAGGTAAGTATGTAAAACAATTTGAAGATCTATTTGCAGAGTTATGTGGAACAAAGTATGCTATTGCTACTAACTCTGGAGCTACTGCTCTAGAAGTTATGATTAGAGCTACTGGTTTAGTAGGTAAAAAGATTCTATGTCCAACTCAAACATTTGTCGCTAGTGTTAGTGCTATAGAAAGATCAAATAACATACCAGTTATTACCGATATAGATCCTGTTACTCAGTGTTTAAATTTAGATATTATAAAAGATAATATAGATGAATATACTGAAGGAGTTATGTGGGTACATATGGGAGGTAGATTATCTCCTGATTACTTAGAAATAAAACAATACTGTGATGAGATGGATTTAGTTTTACTAGAAGATGCCTCGCATGCAGTAGGAGCTAGTATAGATAATATTTCAGCTGGTAACCTAGGAGATGCTGGAGCATTTTCTTTATTTGCTACAAAAATTATTACATCTGGTGAAGGAGGAATGGTGACTACTAATGACGAAAAGATAGCTGAGCAATGTAGAATACTTAGAAACCATGGATGTGTTCGTAATGATGCTCCTGTTCCAGGTTTAGACTTCGGTGTTACTTGTACAGTAGCATCTTCTAATTATAGAATGCCTGAGATGGCAGCAGCAATTGGAGTGACTCAAATTAAAAGAACAGATGAATTTGTAGCTAAAAGAAACTTATTAGCAGACAGATATAAAGAATTATTAAACGGAGACAAATTAGAAGTACCTACTATACCGGACAACGCTATAATGACTTGGTGGCAATATATTGTGGCACTTCCTAAAGGTACTTCATTAGAGCAAAGAACAAAGTTTTGTGAGGATTTACTAACTAAGTATAGCATACCAACTGCTAATGCATACTGGCCTGCTTGTCATGAACAACCAGCCTTTGAAGAGTTTATAGGAGATCAAACATACCCTGTAGCTGATGAGTTACTTTTAAGACATTTAGCATTACCAATGTATGTAGAAATGGATTTAGATCAAGTAGAGTATGTTGCTAACTCTGTTAATGAGTTACTGAATGACTATTAGTATACATCAACCCAACTACTTACCTTGGCTAGGTTTTTTTAATAAGATAAAACAAAGCGATAAGTTTGTTATTTTTGATAACGTTCAATACCCTAGAGGCAAGAATCATTTTGGTAATAGGAATAAGATTAAAATTCATGATAACAGTAAATGGTTAAGCGTACCAGTTCTAGGTAAAAGTGAAAAGAAAAATTTTAATGAGATAGGGTTTAAAAATAGTGATTGGAGAAATGAACATTTAAGATTAATAGAGATATTTTATAAAGATGCTCCTTTTTTTAAAGAATATTTTCATTCGATTAATGATATACTTTTATATGATTTTAAGACTTTAAGTAGTCTCAATATTCATTTAATTAATTACTTTTTAAAAGTATTAAATATTGAAACTGAAGTAATTCTATCTTCTTCTTTAGTCAGTAACAAAGTATCAGGTGCAGATAGAATAATGACTATATTAGAGAAACTTAAAGCTACTACATACATTACAGGTTCAGGGCCTGGGTCTATGAGGTATATTAATGAAGATGATTTTACTAGCAGAGGTATGGAACTAGCATGGCAACGTTATGTTCATCCTACATACAATCAATTACACGGAAAGTTTATTCCTTATATGAATATATTAGATTTATTATTTAACGAAGGACCTAACAGTAAGTATATTATATGAAAAGAGTATTAGCAATAGGAGCACATCCTGACGATATCGAATTTGGAGTAGGAGGTACATTAGTCAAGCATAAAAATAACGGGGACTATACTGTATACCTCTGTATGACTAGTACAGAATCAGTAGATGGAACGACAGGTAGAGTTATAAGAACAGCAGAAGAAAATCAAGAAGAAGTAAGATGTGCGGCCAATCATCTTAAAGTAGATGCAGTAGCTTTTTTACCATGTACTGATTTAAAAGTTCCTTTTACATTTGAAACAGTAAGCGGAATAGAAAAGTACATAAAAAAATATAAAATAGATACTGTGTATACGCACTGGGCTGGAGATGCTAATCAAGATCATATCGCTACATTTAAAGCTACAATGGCTGCAGCTAGATATGTTCCTAACGTATACTGTTATGAGCAAATTCCTGTAGCAAGACAATCAGCTAATCAAATGACTACTAACTTCTATGTTGACATTACTGATACATTCGATGAAAAAATAAAAGCTTCTAAATGTCATAAAAGTCAAATAGTAAAATATAAAGCAGCAGGTTTCGATGTACCTGATAACCTAAGAACATTAGGTAGGTTTAGAGGTATACAAGCAAGATGTAAATATGCTGAAGCATTTCAAGTAATAAAACAAGTAGGATGATAGTAAAAACAAATCCTGAATTTGGAATAGAATTAGCATTATCAATACCTTATGCTTATTGGTTACATAAAAATAATCAATTAGAAGGAGTAGTTACTAGTAGAGGTATGTCTCCTTTCTACTACTTTTGCAATAACGTTAAAGAAGAGTTTGAATATAGAACAATAGATAACGCTGCTGCTGGCTTAGGGACACTGCCTAACGACTGGATACATGGTATTAATTCACAAGAAGAACCAGGAGTATTAGACTACTCTAAATGGGAAGCACCTCCTTACGCTGATCATTATAAAAATGATGAATATAAATTTGACCGTCCAACTATTTTTATTAATAATAAATTTAATTTAGAGCATGGAGAAAAACCTTTTGGTTTCTTTGATATAAAATGTCTTAATGATTTATTTATTAAATTAAACGAAAAAGGGTATAACGTTATATATAAAAGAGCTACTAATAAAGAAAAAGATTTTACAATAGATCAAAATGAAATGAACTCTCTTAGTGCTGGCTACCATAATATAGAAGCCAATGTAGAAGGAATAGGAATATTAAATGATTACGGACTTACCAATTACTTTAGTAATGTTAAACTAATCGATGAATATGTAGAAAGATCTAATGATAACTATAATTTAACCCAACTTAAAATTATGGCTAACTGTTCAGGATTTATTACTGTTTGCGGAGGTAACTCTATACTCTGTTCTATGTTCGGTAAACCAGTAATAAGCTACGTACATAAAGGAAAAGAATTAAGACCTAATTATTTTGGTCCTAATACTTACTTTCAGAAGCTATCTAATAATAATGTACATCCTGCTATTGATGTAATAGGAGCTATTAATAGTAATACATATCATCACCCTGTTAATGAAACTGGTACTAACGATTATAGTAAAGTATTCGAATTAACAGATAAAATATTTTAATGATAGTAACTATAAGCATAGATGATATTCATCCTGAGAGAGGATGGGGAGTAGAAGGAGACGAATGTATGTACTACTTAGATGAGCTTAATAAAGAGTTCGGTGCTAAGTTTACTTTATTTATTCCATCCAACTATCACCATAAAGCTAAACTATCAGAGAATAAAGATTGGATTGACTGGCTTAGATCAAAAGGGTATTTTGAATTAGCAGCTCATGGCCATTATCATCAATGTGAAAGAGAAGGGATAGGAGAGTGTGAGTTCTTTGAATTAGATACTATAGAAAAAGTAGAAGATAGATTAAATAAATGTATCACTGAATGGAATGCTGTTAATCATAAACCTTTAGGATGGAGAAATCCTGGTTGGTTAACTCATCCGGCTACAATAACTTCATTAAGTGAAGCATTTAAATATTCAGCTATACATTACGAACATAATCATAATCTTGCTTGGAAATGTAGTACATTTTTTGGACACGATGGTATTAATGAAACTGAAATAAGTCTTCACAATGAGAATATGATAATGTTTCAGTCTCATATAGCAGGAGATTGGAATGACAATGTTTGGAACGAAGCTAATTATAATCAAATGAGACTTTCTTTAGGAGCTATTAAGGAAGTTGAATATAAAACGTTATCAGAATGTCTATAGCTTTTTTTACTGAAATGGGGTTTAATGGTAAAGTATCTCGTACTCATGAAAATATGAGAACTGAGTTTGCTTGGATGTGTACCCTTGAAGCTGATCATTATAACTATAGGCAAGTACCAAGTCAACAATATGATATCGGTATAGTTATTATTCCTAAAAAAGATCCTAGCTTCGATATAAATTCAATAAAAAAATATTGTAAAAAAGTTGGAGTAATGCAAGAAGGACCTCATTGGTACTTTCAAGACTATAGTTTAGACAAACAGATATGGTACTATAATACATTACGAGAAGCTGATATTATATTTACTCACAACAAAACTGATAAGATTTACTATCAAGGTATAACAGAACACCCCGATGTTAGGGTAATGTCTACCTTAATGATAGAAGATGCTATTGGGGATGTAAAAGACGTAGACAGAGAAGGTATTATAATTGGAGGTAACTTCGTTCATTGGTACGGTGGTTTTGATTCTTATATAGTTGCCTCATCTCAATTCAATAAAATAATCGCACCTTCAATGGGAAGAAAACAACCAGGGGAAGAACAATTGATAGAGCATTTACCCTATATGACCTGGAAGCAATGGATTCATAAATTAAATGAATTTAAATATGGAGTACATCTTATGCGTACTCATGCTGCAGGAACATTTGCTCTAAATTGTGCTTACTTAGGTATACCTTGTATAGGTTATAGAGGGTTAGATACTCAAGAAATATGTCACCCTTCTTTAACTGTTGAGGTTGGAGACGTAAAAAAAGCTAAAGAATTACTTGCTGAGCTGAAAGAAAATTCGTATCTTTATGATATAAGATCAGCAGAAGCTAAAGAAAATTATAATAAATACTATCACGAATCTAATTTTAAACTATGAGAATATTAGTTACTGGAGGAGCAGGCTTTATAGGAACAAATTTAATTATTAGACTACTTAAAGAAGGTCATGAAGTAGTAAGTATAGATAACTATTATACCGGTAAGGAAAAAAACCATATAGAGGGATGTGAATATATTGATAAAGATATAAGAAATATTCATAATTACGATTGGTTAAATGTAAAGTTAGTATTTCATTTAGCAGCTATAGCTCGTATACAACCTTCATTTAAAGAACCTAAAGAGTATTTTACTACTAATGCTAATGGTAGTTTAAATCTTATTCACTGGTGTGCAAATAATAATATTCCAGTTGTATATGCTGGATCATCTTCTAAGCATAGTGGTAAATTTAAAAATCCATATACTTTTTCTAAAGATGTTGGTGAAGAGATAGTCGAATTGTATCAAAAGCACTATGGTTTAAAAGCTTCAATTGCTAGATTTTATAATGTTTATGGTCCTTATCAATTAGAAGAAGGAGGCTACTGTACTGTTATTGGGATATGGTTAAGAGCTCTTAGAGATAATAAACCTCTTTTAGTAACAGGAGATGGAGAACAAAGAAGAGATTTTACTCATGTAGATGATATAGTAGATGCTTTATGGAGAATAGGTAAAGCAGATGCATGGGGGTATGAGTTTGAATTAGGTAAAGGAGAGAATTATTCACTTAACGAATTAATAGATGTATTAGAAGTTACACCAGAGTTTGTTCCAGAAAGGCCTGGAGAAGCTAGAGTTACTCTTAATACCGATACTACAGCTAAAGAAGTATTAGGATGGGAAGCTAAAATAGATATAATAGATTACTTAAAATATGAAAATAAGTTTTATACAACCGGGAAGAAATAATCTTAAATACTTAAAATGGTCTTATGATTCTATTAGAAAGAATCAAGGAGATCATGAAGTAGAAATTTGTGTAGCTGATGATGCTTCAACTGATGGTACTTGGGATTGGTGTTTAGAGATGATGGACAAGGATCCATTTTTTAAAGCTTATCGTAATGAAGGACCTGATAGATTAGGGCATACTATACTATATGATACTCTTACTAATGAAGTAGCTACTAATGATATTGCTATGATTTATCATGCTGATATGTACTTATGTCCTGGTGCTTTAGATGCTATTGAAAGAGAGATAGAAGAAAAAACCATAGTATCGTTAACTAGAATAGAACCCCCATTACATCCAGACGGTCCTGAAAAAGTTTTACTTAACTGTGGAGTTGAACCTGAAGAGTTCAATGAGGAGGTAGTATTAAACTGGGTAGAAAAGAATGGTTTAGTTGATAAAGTTACTGAAGGTATATTTGCTCCTTGGGCTTTTTATAGAAAAGACTTTCAAGAAATAGGCGGTCATGATCCATTATATGCTCCTCAATCTAAAGAAGACTCAGATATCTTTAATAGGTTTCAATTAAATGGAGTTAAGTTTAAACAAGTATGGGACGGTTTCGTTTACCATATGACATGTAGAGGCAGTAGAAGAAATGTTAAAGATAAAGCTAAGAATATATATGAAGATAGTCCTGAATGGTTAGCACAGAATCAAAGATCTACTCGTAATTTTATACGTAAATGGGGACACTTTGTAAAGCATGATACTTTTATGAAACCTATCGTTCCTAATAAGTATGATATTAAATTTGAAGTAGTAAATTGTACGTATGATACTTTGTTTACTTTAGAACCTTGGTGTAATGCTATAGATGCTTATGATTTAGTTGAATCTGAAATACAGAGGTATATTGAAACTGAACAGATAAATACTATAATTCCTTTAGCTGATAAGATTAATCAACATAAGGAACACGACATAGTAGTTAAGATAGATGCAAGTAGTTTAGATAACAATTCCTTTAGACATATTCAATTATTATCTGAAATTTTAGATACAAATCAAATAGAAGGTGAATTCGTACTAGAGAAACTATTTATTAATATACGAAACTTAAGTACTTATACTGAAAAATTAATTAAATTATGAAAAAATATATTATAGAATTTACTCATGGAAATGGAGAAGTTGAAGTTATAGAATTCGATACAGATCGTTCTTATGAGTGGACCGTAGATCAATTTAGTAGAAATAGAAATGTAGTATCTGATAAGCTAATCTCAGAATCATCTGTTTCTTCTAAAAGAATGTTGTTAGACTAACTATTTATTATTATGAAACTAGAAAACTTAGTAAATCAGATTACAGAGGCTGCCAAAATTAATTTTGCTGGCCATAAATTTCTTCTTAAGGTTGATACCAACGAAGATCCTCAAAAGAAAGGAGTAAAAGTACAGTTCATTCCAACTGAGTTCGGTTCTATTTCCCCTACTGAACAGAATGATATAGCTATAGAATTAGAAGCTAGATTAGAAGACGGCTTAGCTGAATATGAATTAAGATTAGAAAGAGATAGGAACTTGAAAGACAAAACTATTATTGGATTCTTTATTTATATCGAATATTTAGATAAAATTATTCGTAAAGCGTTATCAAATGCTAACCCTAATGAAGTACCCGACGAACCTCAACCAGAGATTTAGTCTATGACAGTTCAGCCCGACAGTAAAGTAAGAGAAGTATTATTCTCGATGTTTCCGTTATCGTATAGTATTAAAAAAGTTAATATACCAACAGATGTTATGGACAGAAGGTTATTCATAGACACTATCAAAACTCTATTACAAATAGAAGAAAGAAAAGATTTTATGCTAGAAGAAATTGGCATAGATATTACTGCTCATGAGGATATGTTCTTTAGAGTAATAGAAAACCTATTTAGTATTGCATTCAGTGTAAGTCAAACAGAATTAATACAGGACTATATCTACACACTTAAACCTGATAAAGAATGGGATGGATTTGTAAATATTAACTTACAAGGTAAAGAAGAACAACTAGTTGATATAAAAACACCTGAGAAACTTTGGCAATTACTTCAAAAAGTTAAGTAAAATACATTAAAAAATAGTTGCTTCCCTGAGATTATTTTCTTATATTTATGTATTGTTTAATTAAAAAGGTTATATTATATGCAAAAACTAGAAATGATTACTTGTCCTTCATGTTCTGAGGACGTACTTCCGGTACTAAGAAAAGAACTAGGCTTCCATGTATGTGTTAATTGTTCGACTACTAAACCTAAAGTAGGTGTTACTACTGTAGAAGGTACAGGAGATCATACTTATAATGATATTATAATTATGGAACAAGATACTTATATTGCTATTAAAAAGAAAGAAGCTGAGCTATCTGGTAAATCAGTTTTCATTGAAATGCTTGATCTTGATAAAGACGAAGTAGCAGTATCTCAATCAGTAAAAGAAGAAGTCTCTAAAGCTTTGAGTGAAGATTTTAAAGCTGAAGATACAGATATGTTTGATCCTAATAAAGAAATGGAAGGGATAGAAGGTATTGACTATTAATGGGTAAACCAGCTAAAATATTATCTAAAGAGGATTTAACTAGAGCAATGAAGATGACTCGTTCAAACTTTGCTGCAGCTAGATATCTTCACGTCTCATATAACCATTATAAAAAGTATGCAAAGTTATATAAGAACGAAGATGGTATTTCATTTCTGGAAGCTCATAAAAATCAAGAAGGTAAAGGTATACCTAAGTTTGCTTTAAAAGCCTCTTCTACAATACCGTTAATGGATCTATTGGAAGGAAGAGTTCCTATCGAACATTTTAATGCTAGAGAGATAAAAGAAAGAGTTATATTCGAAGGTCTTATTGAAGAGAAATGTAGTATGTGTGGAATGGCAGAAAGAAGAGTAACAGATTTAAAAGTTCCTCTTATTCTTAACTTTAGAGACGGTAATAAGAAAAACTGGCACTTAGATAATATAGAGTTTCTATGCTATAATCATTCATTTCTGTATGGAGTAGCTCCAATACAAGAGAAAGAAGCAGAGGCAATGGAAGATTATGTTAAAACCAAAGCAGATGAACCTGATTGGGAAATGGATGAGCATCATAGAGAGCATTTAAAAGAGTTAGGACTATTCGACGAAGAAGATAACCCAGGCGAAGAATATATCTCCAGGCAATAAACTATTTATTAATATGGCAAAAAAACCTCTAAATAAATTTTCTACTTTTAAAAAGCGTAAACCTCTTGAAAGAAGAGTAGCAGATAGTCTTGTAAAAACTCATGAAAGAAATGAGAAGTTAAAAGAGAAAGATATTAATACTTCTTTCCTCGATTTATTTTAAATTAATATTATGAAAAAATTAAATAAAGTTGATTTTGTTTTAGGGTTCGCTTTGATACTATTCATATTTATGCTCTCGTCATTTGGGTACATGGCTTATAGAGAGACTATTGTAGCAAACGAATTAAAGGCAGCTGAGATAGCTCCTCTTCCTGAACCTGTTATAGAAGCTAGAGAACATATTAAGGTATATAATTTAACTACTTTTTTATACGATATGGCTGAAAGAGAGTCAAGCAATAGATACCACGTTGTTAATCAATACGGGTATATGGGGGCATATCAATTTGGAGCTCAAACCTTAAAAGATTTAGGCTACAAAGTAACCAGAAAAGAATTTCTAAACTCTCCAACTCTCCAAGAAGAAGCTATGCTTAAACTCTTAAAAGCTAATAAACATACTCTAAGAAGACAGATTAAAAAGTATGATGGAAAGTTGGTAAACGGAGTATTAGTTACTGAGTCTGGTTTACTAGCAGCAGCTCATTTAGTTGGAGCAGGAAGCGTTCGTAAATGGCTTAGAAATGGTAAAGTATATAAAGATGGGAATGGAGTAACTTTAATAAGTTATTTAAAGAGATTTAATGGATATTATTTGGATATCTAATAAATTATTCTTATCTTAAGGTATAAAATTAAAAATAAAGGTTATGGCAGACGATAGAATGGAAAAGATGGTCTATGACTTTCCAACTGAAGGAGTCTTAGAAGTACAAATTAAAGGAAAATGGTTTAGAGTAACATCGAGAGAGTTTAGATCTTTTGATAGTAATAGAAGGTACTCTGTTCCTAAAAAGCAACCAGGAATCGGTATGCCTGATTTAGAGAACTTAGAGTTTATTACTATGGATTATACTGGTCCCTTATATATGTATGCTACTAATAAAGAAGTACATAAGACCTTTGATGAGAAGATGGTTACCAGTCCTTATTATAACACAGCATTTAATATATCACAAAGTAAAAAATAATATGGTCAATTTACATTTTGAGAACTTAGAAGAGTTTACAACCTTATTTAGAGAAAAAAACAAAGAGGTATCTGATGCAATTAGGATAGGAGTCGAAAAAGCAATGATGGAAAGAGGAAAATCAGCTATGTTATTTCAATTAACCTTTGCTGATGCAGATGATGCTTATGAGATTACACTTCCTGAAGCTATTTGGGTAACAGCTCTAGAGTCTTGCTTAAACTTCTATCATGAGAATGATCATGCAGATGAAGCTATAGATACTTGGAAACTATTAGAAGCAGTTAAAGCATAATGGAACCATTCGAAGAGTTATTTAACGATGAAGCTAAGACTTGGACGTTTGAATCAGCTACTTCTGATAAAACTTATACAGTTACTCAAGGTAAATGGTTATTCTGTGATTGCTGGGGTTATATTGCTCATAAAAAGTGCAAACATATAAAGGAAGTGACTAAAATAGTTGGCTCCCCGAGTTAATTTTCGTATCTTTAATGTAAGATTAAAGGTTAAAGTTGTGCCTATAAAAATTCAACTTACATTAAATAAAAATAAAGGTTATGGCAGACATCATTATGAATTTCGAAAAAGGTTTAGGTTCTTACCTTACTAAAGAACAAATTAACGAGCAAGCTCCTCTAGTATTCGCTAAGGCTCCTACTAATCCAAATGTTACTGATAAGTATCTATTTGTTAATACTGAAACTATTGTTAACGATTTAGCTAAGCTTAATTGGTTTCCAGTAGAAGTTGCTCAAAGAAAGACTAGAAAAGAAGAAGGTACTATCTTTAGTAAGCATATGGTTTCATTTCAGAATCCTGATATTAAAATTACTTCTGAAGACGGTGACGATGCTTATCCTAGAATATTATTAACTAACTCTCACGATGGTATGCAATCATTTAGATTCTCTGTTGGTATTTTTAGATTAGTTTGTTCTAATGGTTTGGTAGTAGCTGATGAAGAGTTTTCTGACTTCCGTATAAAGCATAAAGGTTATTCTTTTGGTGAGCTTAGAAACGTTGTTAAGCAAGCAGTAAAAGATCTACCTAAGAGAGTAGAAGTTATGAATGATATGAAAAATAGAATCTTAACTCAAGAAGAGAAAAATAAGTTAGCTTTAGATGCTATGTTAATTAGAGCTGGAGTTGATAACTTAGAGTATGATGCTGAAACTATAGAAGATATATTAGAACCTAAAAGAAAAGCTGATGCTGGAGATGATTTATGGAGAGTGTTTAATGTAGTTCAAGAGAAGATTACTCAAGGAGACTTTCATGCTGCTTTAACTGGAGCTAAAGTTAGAAAAGTAAGAAAGATTAAGTCTTTTGAAAAAGATTTAAAAGTAAATAAAGAGTTGTTTAAATTAGCAACTGCATTAGTTTAATTTAAAATTAAATAAAGTTATGAAAAAATTATTATTAGTATTTATCGTTGCAACTTTAACTAGTTGCAGCGGTGATACATATTTCCATTCAGATCTAGTCTTAACTATAGAAAATATAGAAGGCCAATATAATCAAATGATAAACAGAGGAACGGATAATTCCTGGGACGAAACTCCTATAAAATTTACTGAAAAGAATACATACGAACACGGTACTAGGTACATAGGAGATTACAGTTATATATACCCTCAGACTTCTATTTATTGGAAAGACGTTCAAGGTAACGTAAACTCATCTCACGATTTTGATACTAAATGGTACTGTGATGGTCAAATATTAGTCTTATCCTACAAAGAGGGGACTGCTGATTACGGCCATGATTATGGAGTATATAAAAGAGTAGATTATAATTATAGCGCTGATTTAGCAAATGAAAGTAAATTTTGTAATGAATAGAATATGATAGAATTAATAAAACATGTATTAGGTATTTGTGGTGATCATTGGCACCCGAATATTTGGACTGCAATGGCAGGTTCACCGATATTTTTAACTGCTTTTCATTATATAAAATGTAAGTGCGGTGGATGGTTTGTACATAAAAAAGAATGCACTAATAAACATTATAATTAATGGAAGTAGCTATTTTAAAGGAAATAATAAAAGAGACTGACAAAAATTGGCGATTCATATTTGAGTCGCCTTTGTATGATAATATAAATTATACCTCTGGTCAATTAGTACAGGTACATGCTAATATTCCTGGATTTGATCAACCAGTAGTTAGAAACTATTCTGTAGCTTCTTGGCCTGATGGTTCTAATTGCTTTGAATTAATAGTAACTTACTTAAGTGGCGGAGCTATGTCGGAGTATCTCTTTAACTATATAGAACCTGGAGATGAAATACTCTATAAAGGCCCTCTAGGTATATTTACTTTACCAGATAATCTTATGGATAGGGATATATACTTTGTATCTACCGGGTCAGGTATATCTCCCTTTAGATCTATGGTAAACTATTTATATGAAAATAAGGTTCCATTTAAGAATATTAAGTTATTTTTTGGTACTAGAACTCAGAAAGATATAGTATACAGAAAGGAATTAGAATTTTTAGATAAGAATTTAGAAAACTTTGAGTATGTTCCTACTCTTTCTCAAGAGAAAAACTCAGGATTAAAGGAAGGCTACGTACATGACCACTATCTTAAGCTCGTAGATGAACTTACTGATAAACCGTTAGTTTATTTTTGTGGATGGAATAGGATGATCTCTGAAGGTAGATTACATTTAGATAAAAGAGGATTTCAAATGATGAAAGACATAAGAGTTGAAATATTTGGTTAATTAATGAAAAATTGGATCGATAGTTTAGAGAAAATAGATAGAATAGCATTTATAGTGTTAGGTATATCATTTTTAATTATTTTGCTTACAGAATGGATAGGTGGCTAACTTATTGTGCTGATAGCACATTGCTTGATTGTAGATTCCCAGTTTACTATAAATTAGAAAACTACGGCAGTGGTCCAAATTATATAGAAGGTATTTACTCTTCAAAATCTTTTTTAGAACAACACAAAGATTGCAAATCAGTTCTAGAAGTTTGTAGCGGCCCTGGCTTTGTCGGCTGGTATCTGTACAACAAACTTAAATTAGATACTATTCACTTTTTAGACATACATGAGCCTGTTCTAGAAGATATCAAAAAAACAGCGTCGTATAATAATGCTGATTATAACTTTTACTTAAGTGACGGGTTTATAAATTACGATGGACCTAAGGTAGATTTAATTATATCGAACACTCCTTTTATGCCAACAGAAGAAGTATATTATAAATTTATAGAAAACAATAATATTACAGATATAAAAAGGATTAAAAACGATAAAAGGTTATATATGGACTTAGAGTTAAAGCTACATAAAAACCTACTAGAAAATTTCAATAAACACCTTACTGATAACGGTAGAATAGTTTTCGTTCAAGATAAGAATATAGCATCGGTAGATAAGTTAGAACAATTTAATTTTAACTATTCTGATCGTGTTTACGAAGAGTTTAAAGTAAAGTCAAGGCCACACTATGATAGCTATATTGTAACCTATTTTAAGTGATATTTATAATAAAGCATTTTAAGTATGAAAGGAACTTTAATATCTAGTGACTATGTCAAAGCTAGAGATAATAGCATTAGGTTAATAGAAACCAATACCGATACAGTTATTTACGATGATATATTAGACAATGAATTTAATTGGCAACCTCTTGTAGATGCTATTTCAGGGTCTTATACTAATCTAACTCTTGTTTATAAACCTGAACTACATATTCTATCTATAAGTAATCTTGTAGATAAAATGACTGTTCAGTTACCCGATGTTTCTATTAGTCAGTCTATGGTTGGATTAAACGACATTTATCCTGATGCTATAGACGATTCTTCTGAAAGATTTATTTTAAGATTAGCTTATAACGAAAATGCTATAATAGATTCTACTTACTGTGCAGATTCCTTTGCTCCATTACAGTTAATGCATGATGCTGGACATTCGGGTTCTATTGTGCCTTTCTATGCAGTATCTGGATCTACAACTTACGATACTATTAATACAGATGCTTATTCTGAAAATGTTCCTAACGCAGTAATTAAAAATAAAATATGGCCTAGCGATGTCAGTTTTAAGAAAGTATCTAACTGGAGTACTGCTAAATCAGGTTTAACCGGAAGTGCATATCTATCCTCATATGAAATCAGTGATGAATCTATTACAGATAACGTAGCTTGGAGTTATAGAAACTATTCTATAGCTTATGGATCTGACTTAGATATTTTAAATTTAGGCACAAGCATATGTTATGCTAAATTTACTCTTCCTACAACTAGTCAGGTAGATATAACAGCTATGTCTTCTAATACTGATCTTAGTATTAAACATCATTATGAATTTTCAACAAGCATAGTAAAGTCAGTTAAAAGAAGAGAAGGATTATTCAGCACAGAGCATTTCATATCTTCTTCTGGAGCAGATTTAGCTTTTGAAGATGTAGCAATAGGAAAAGTATTAAAATCTTTTCATGTAGAAGGTATGCCTGATACAGATGATGCTACTGTTTTTAGTTCATACGAAATTACTGGAAGTGTATGGCCTGCTGGATCAAAAATAACCGGTTCATCAGTAGTTTCTAATTTAGATTCTTATCCTGCTTCAGAAGGAATAATTTACGGTTTAAAAATGTCAGGTGTTGATGAAAAGTTCTACTTAGGACCTACTACTTCAGTACTATCTTATGACTCAGGTTCAGATAAAATAAAATTTAGAGCTATCAGTGAAATTGAAGAAGATGATATTTACTTAATAGATATTAATAATAACATAGTAAATATAGAAGAAAACAAAATGATAGTCCTTAGTACTCCTACAGGATCATTTAACTCAGTTAACTTGGAACCTACTGATAATATTGTTACTGGAAATACTCCTTTCTTCTTTGCTTTTCACAATAACAAAGGAAAATGTTTTATGCCAGGAAGTAGAGTTACTATGGCTGATGGAAGTTTTAAAGAGATACAGGATATCGTAGTAGGAGACAACGTATTAACAAAAAACGGAACGAATTGCTTAGTAGAAGATACTTACATATATAATGTTAATCAAATGACTGAAATGTATACTAACGGTAAAATTACAGTTACCAATTCTCATCCGTTATTTATTAATGGAGAATGGAGTAATGCTGAGCAGTTAGGTTGGGAGTCTAAAGTTATGTATGTCAAAAGTTTATACAATTTAAAAACTAAAGACAATTTTATTCTAGAAGGTATTCCTGCATCAGGTACTACTCATAATGAACTTAATGTTGTTAAAGATATAGAAGGGTATACTACAATAATAGGAAATAAACAAAAAAGAAACATAAATTTAATATAATATGAAAACTAAAAATTATAACTGTTTTATGTCAGGAGCTAAAGTTGCATTAGGCTTCAGGGAACATAAGAATATAGAAGATGTTAAAGTAGGTGACAAACTCTTATCTCACGATAGAAAGCATGGTTCAGTAGTACTAGAAAAGCATGTATATGAGATTAACGATACTATACTAATGTATGATTATGGTGTTTTTAAAGTAACTGGAGACCATCCTTTATGGTTGGAGGGAGCTTGGGTAAAATCTGAAGATAATGTGCATATAACAGGTAAGTATGTATTAGTAGACAAACTATATAATATTAAAACTTCTAATCATTTCTATGTAGAAGGAATAGGAGCTCATGGAGATTCGATTATTAATAGAAACGAAGAGTAAATTATGCAAAAATCAGATATAGCTGGGCTAACATATAGATCAAAAGAAAACAAAGAAGCAGCATACTCAGGAACCAAAAGAGTAGCTTCTGATAGTGAGAAATCTACTATTAACTCTATCTTTAGTCAATTTATAGCAGCAGTTAAAGCTAAACATTAATATTACCGTTTTAATTAGGTTCTTACCTATTATTTTCTTATATTATAATTAATAAAAGTTATGATATGAAAAATAGTTATTACGTTAAAGCTTCTAAGCTTACATCTAAAATCTCTGATTCCATTATAGATGGTTACCACATTATGTTGGATAGAGATAGATATGAAAAGGTATCTAAAAAACCTTACGGTAAAGTCATCGTTAGAAATCTGATTAAACTAGATAAAAGCGAGAAAATCACCTGTTATGCCTAAAGGTGAATTAAATTGGTATTATATTGGATTAGGGCTTATTATGACTATCTTAGGTCAAGTAGGTGCTTGGTATCAACACAATTTTCAATTTAAATATCCAAAACTTGATGAGACTTGGTGGGGTTGGTATGTACTAGCTATTCCCCTTACGTACTTATTTATGACTGCTACTAAGTATAACATGATAGGTTACGGAGGTTCTATATGGGGAGCTAGATTCGTAGGCTTTTCATTAGGTATGATATGCTATGCCATACTCATTCAGTACTACTTTAAAGAACCGTTTACTTGGAAGATAGGAGCACAGTTATTTCTTTGCTTTTCTATTATATTTATTCAAGCATACTGGAAAGAATGATAGAGAAATGATTAAAGTCTCAGAACAAGCTAAATCTGAAGTAATTAAACTTATGGAGGCAGATGGACTTAGCCACATAAACGATTACGTTAGAGTAGGAGTTAAGAGTGGAGGATGCTCTGGTCTCTCATATGATTTAAACTTTGATAGTAAAATGGAGGAAAGCGATAAGGTATATGAAGACAATGGTATAAAGATCATTGTCGATAATAAGAGTTTTCTATACCTTATAGGAACTATCCTTGAATTCTCAGGTGGATTAAATGGAAAAGGTTTTGTATTTAACAATCCTAATGCAAATAGAACGTGTGGATGTGGTGAAAGCTTTTCACTGTAAATAGTTGCCTCCCCGAGATATTCTTCTTATATTAAGGTATAATTAATAAGTAAATAAAAATAAAGGTTATGACAATTAAAGATTTAAAAGTAAACGACATTTTCTACATGGAAGGATTAACTCACAATGGTGAGCTAGTTAATCGTCCAGCTAAACTAATTGCCTATTTAGGTATGAATAAATACCAAATAGATACTGATGGTATTGGAATGATAGCTTATGCGGATGATAAAGTTACGGTTCATGAAGATACGTTTGAATCAAATAGTCTATACATTAGTTAATTAAGTAAAAATAACTTAGTAACTAGTTGCCTCCCCGAGGTATTATTCTTATATTAAGGTATAATAATTAAAACAATAAAGGTTATGATAAATTTAAGTATTCAAGATGAGATGGATGGTTTAGGTAAGATTGATGAGTTAAGAGCTGCAATTGGTTCTGACTACTGTGGAGATAATACATTAGTGGATGTGAGTGAGGATGGTAATAGATGTATCGTTCTAAGAGGTACTCAGAAAGTAAGTGAACCATCTTGGTTGACTTGGAATAGAATGTTTTACTAAAATTAAAAATATGAGCGAAAATAAAAGATACGTTGTTACTATGGAAATGTATGTTTACGCCGATAATGATTATATGGCTAAGAAACGTGCTAATGATTTAAGATTATCAATAGATAATAGAAGACACTCTCAGAATGTAGAGGTTAAAGAGATTGGTGAACAGCCGTTTGCTTCAACATATTATCGTAAGTTAGATAATCCAACATTTACTCCTAAAGAAAAAAAGGACGAACCATTACCATTTTAGTATGAACTGTATCAAATGTAATGAGACTATAAATCCGTTGAGGGTTAAAGCTATACCGGGTACTAAAACTTGTGTTAGCTGCTCTACTTCTAGTAAGTGGTACGTTAGGAGTATCATTTCAGGTAAAACTGATTATTGTGAAACAGAAGTAATTAAAGATCCAGAAGTAGCTAAGGATATAGCTTCGATGGATAGAAGAACTGGATGGGGTAGTAATCTCCATAAAGTTAGAAGGTAGTAACTTTCTTAGGAAATAACTAGTGAAACAGTTGGAAAGTCGGAGAAGTATTCTTATATTTATAGTATAAATAATTTAAAACAAATAAAGGTTATGTCAGATTCAATATTTAATGCGTTAAACGAAAAACAAACTAAGCTAGAAGATGCTAAAGAAATAATCTTCAGTAAGAAGAATGAACTAGAGAAGAAAAGAGATAGTGAGATAGTAGCAGAGGTTACTTCTTTCTTTAAAGGTCTTGAAACTGATCTAGAAGATATTCATTTTAGTAACTCTACTTCTTATATGGAAGTAAGTGCTAAAGGTGAAGAGTTTGAGAAAGAAGAATGGGATGAAAAGAAAAATGACTATGTTACGGTTAAAAAGTACTCTAGAAATAGATTATGTACTGTATACATAGAAGGTAATGATTGGAGAGGTCAAGAGTCTGGAGCTGCTAGATTTACTAAGATAGGCTTAGGTTCATCTTCTTACTCAGAGCATTATGATAAAGCTACTTTAGATAGGTTTATGTTTAACGGTAGATTAGCTATGATGATAATTGATCATCAAGATGACATATTAGGTGCAATCAATAAGATATATGAGAAGACTAGAGCAAAGTTTGATAAACTAAATAGTGAGTTATCTGAACTTAGAAAGGATGTTGATAAGATAATACAGGATAGAAAGAACTTTAAAACCGATACTTTAATGAGAGATCTTAAAGAAGGAGTGGAATTTACCTCTAAAGATTTACCTTATTTACAGGTAAGATATGATTATGGCTTCGGTAGTATAAAGAAAATGAAGGTAGATAAAATGTCTTATTCAGGTAAGTCTTGTAATGTTACTATAGAAAGAGTGCTAAGAAGATGGGATAACAAGACTGAGGAAATGGTAGAATACTTACATACTTACCATGAAGATAGAGTAAGAGTTAGTAATATCGAAGACTCTGTTGCAAATACTTCCATAAAATGGAATGTAGTAACTAATAAAGTTTCAGCATAATGACAAATATGAGAACTAACTTCTTTATTGCAGTAGAGAAAAGCTTAAAAGTGATTACTAGCTGCGATAATATGATACATCTAAAACAAGCAGAAACCTATGTAGACTTGGTTAAGAATAGGTTTTCTGACCTATTTATAGGTAACAATAAGACTATTTTAAAACAGTTTAGTCTTTTAAAGAGTTATCTAAAGATTCAAAGAACATTAATTAAGAATAAATGAACAGTAATATGATGCCAGACCAAAAAGGTCTAAGATTAGACTATGCTAATGCCCGTAGAAAGAAGTTCTTCAGTACCTCCAATAGAGTGATATGGAAGAGCAAGAGTAGGTATATTGCATAAGTAAACAGTTTAAAAATAAAGGTTATGAAAAAAAGACAATATAGGTCCAATCAAGGACGATCTCCGGAAAAAGAAACCGATTCAATGAAGTTAATTCTGCTAACAGCTTTTGCAGCTGCTGTATGTTCATTAGTATCTGTACTAATACAATGGGTATGGTAAAGAAGATCATACCAATCTATGTAGTAACTAAAGGACAAAGAGGTAGAATGAAGCTAAGAGTCTTTAAAGATCTCAACTGTCCTGATAAACTTATTACTAAACGATCCAGTAGAATAGCTTACTATGATGAGATAGTAGCACTAGGAGTGGGTAAGAGCTTTAAAGAGATATATAAAAAGAAGTATAATTTATAAATAAAGGTTATGATAATAAACAGTACAAGTGAGTGGCATTGGATGGATGATAAACAATTTAAATTAGATCAAGCTCTGCAAGGGTGGGGGTTTGATATAGAGGCTTTGAGGGAGAGTGAGGGCGTTTCTCCTCTCTCGACGAAGTCGCCACGCGCAAATTCAACTAAGTAATGAGTAAGTTAGACTTCTATCCTATATTAACTCCTAGAGAGATGATAGAGAGAGGTGCTTTCGGAGGAAGTTACTTCGGAGAAGAGAACCTAAGCGGTGATACTCAATACTGTCAACTATTCAAATACCATTTCGATGGGTTAGATAGAAGCTTATACGAGGGAGAGAAGTACTCTCCTAAGAAGAATAAGTATAAAGTAAGGAGTGGGATGGACTATAAGTATTGGTGCGATATGAAATGGATGCATGAAGATGATCCATATGGTTGGTTTGAATGGTATTGTAAGTACTCCAGTGGTAGAAGGCATCCAGACGACGATAGGCAGATTAGACGATGGCAAGACTTTTGTGGTGTTAACGGTAGATGGAGGAAGAGGATCTATAAGAGAATGATAGAGACAGGCAATTGGAATGTATCACCTAGGATACAACAATCATTATTACATTGGGGGTATGAGGTTAATCAACAAGACTTCGAACAGTATTGTAAGCTAGAGGGTAAGCAATGGAACCTTACCGAGTATAAGAATTGGTTTAAGGGACAGTATGATGATCCGGATTGGTGTTCGTATGCAGGCATGCCCTCGCCGAGAGCTTATGAATGAGGGGGGGTGATCTCTCTCCACCGAAGGTGCCACGCGCATATTTCACTAACGTTCATATGATTCTTCCAACCATCCTATAGCATATGGCCATATATGACAATGTGGCTGAGGTAGTGTAAGGCTGAGGCTAGACATAGATACCATTTACAATAGATAACATAGGAGAGATAAGCTATATAATGTAGACAATGGGGTACTAACCTCTTATAAGGTATAAGTATAGAAGAGAACATATAAGTATATAATGATATATAGATATAGACATATAAACATATATAATGTATAGAATAGGACATAGGTGATGTGTGTGAAACGTAATTAATAGTAGAGAGACCTGTGTGTCTATTTTATTTCTTTCCTATATAGAAGCTTGAAATGTGAATAATGTACTGTTTTTTACCGGAAAATAACCATGTAAATAGTTGGTAACGATGAATGTACCTAATATAGGGTAACGGTCCGAATACCGGAATAAGCATAAATAAGTTGGCTACCCGAGTTATTCTTCTTATATTAAGGTATAATAATTAAAACAAATAAAGGTTATGAGCGTAAGATCAACATCAGAGTTAAGAGCAATGTCTATCCAGGACTTAAAAGTATTAAGGAAACGTATAACGAACATCATAGACTTGAAGGGTAAGGATGTATTATTAGACTTAGCCGTTGGCGATAGTGTAATGGTAGATCATAAGAAGCTATCGGGTCAAGTATGTAGAGTGGTAAAGATCAATCGTAGTAAAGCCATAGTGGACTCAGCTACAATGGGTAAGGTATCAGTACCATCTACATTACTAGTACCTCTAACGTTGTCATCAGACATATAATATCTATCTATGGCATATAAGAACATATTAACAATAGGCCTATCTATAGTACTGGTAGGCCTTATAGGCTATATGGCAGTACATATAGTACATGGACTGGTATACATACTATGGCTAGTAATGGCTAATCCTTTCCATACAATTCTCTTCTCATTAGTAGCTATAGGAGCTATAATACAAATTACATCCAAGAAAAAGTAGGGCAGGTAGACATCACCTTGACCTCACCTTGCCGTAACAGTGCCGGTATAGTTCCCTAACGGGTTGGTAACGTGCTATATTTATGCTATACCTGTGGTTATAAATCTTATAGAATTTGAGTATATAGTAATATATATTTATATATTGTTATAATAGTCCTCTATTCAATTGCATCCATATGTTCAATGATAGTCTACTTCCTTCCTCTATTGTCTCCACACCGTGTTTTGTCTTACTGCCATTGAGTGTCACCACATCACCTTTATTTAACTCTATATAGGTGTCTTTATTGATTATAAAGCGTCCTCCTCTAGCGGCACTACTGATTTCCGATACTACGGTTAGATTTGAGTTAGGGTCTATATGGCTGCTTAAGTTATCTCCTTTTTTGTATTCACTTACATGTATCTGCTTTACGGTATAAGTATGGGGAATCACGGGAGAAAAAATTTCAAGAATTTCCGTATATAGGGGATCTTTGTTTATTCGATGCCAATCACCAATATCATGAGGTACACCTATGTAGTTATCCTTAAAGCTTTCAGCTATTCTATCACAGAACTCATGACTAATTAAGTTTCTATATAGGGTATAATCTAGAAATACCTCCATGTAAGCTTAAATAAACCAAGATACATGTTAACTTCAGTCCAATCTTCGTCTTCGAAGCCTTCAGCTCTTTCATCTTTTGGGAAATATGAGAATCCTATAAGGAAACCATCACCTAATCCAGTAATTTTAAAATCGTCCATAACCTTTATTTATATTTATACTACAATATACGAATAATACATCAGAATTCCAACTTATCTGCTAGTAATTTAGCCAGATGTTTGTGGTCTGCTACATTAGGATGTTCATAAGTGTAGGTAGAATCCGCTTCTGTCAGGTATCTTCTCCAGTATTCACTACCATCAGGGAATATAAAGGTAGGAACTATATCTTTCGTACTTATATCTACGTTCATAGTGTTAATAAACAGAATAGGTATGTTGATTTCTTTAAAATACCCATATGTAAGCTTTAAAAGCATCTTTATTTCAAATTCAACATCTTGTTTATCGTAGTATTTAGCATAATCTAGCGGTTGTAGTTTAGGCCATTTCATTTCGATACTAGGTCTTATAAAGTCAAACCTGCTTAATTCACTAATACCTATAATGATATAACTATTAAGAGCGTTTTTATCGTTCTCAACATAATCTAAAGCTTTATATACAGCAGATCTTATACCGCTTCCTCCTATACCTAGATTATTAGTACTAGTCTCTACTAGTTCACCTAGCTCAGAGGTAAAGCATGTTTCTCGTCCACTATTATACCCGGATGTAGTTATATGGTACTGTTGCTTTGGGTTGGTTGGAGTATCACCTATATTAGATCTTTTAGGGTTTTCTTGGTCATGGCTTCCTCTTACAAAAGAACATCCAAAGCTTACTATACGTTTTTTCATAACGACTTTATAATAAATATCTATTTATATATATACAATATACGAACTAAAACTTGAATAAACTAGATCCACATACACTATTTTCACTCTTTGAACAAGGAGATGAAGAGGTATATAAAGAGCATGGAGTAGAAGATACTCTAAAGAACCCGTATGTTGTCCTTAATATGGTTTCCAGAGCTGTAGAGAACTACAATATAATGGATATGATGTATACTAAGAACCATGGCAAGGCGTATAAGAATGTAAGGCTTAATGTTCAATATAAATACTTTAATAAAATTTATCTGTATCTAGAAAGGTTAGATGTAGATAATATAGATGGTATGGTATATAGAATAGGAGAAGATTATGATCTAGAGAATATAGTATTAGGTTTAGATATATTAAGAGCATATTTCGAAGAATTAGAGAAGTATGAAAAGTGTGCTGTTATAAAGCGGGTAATAGATTTCACATATGAAGTAGCTTATAGACAAAAGTATTCAAGAAAACAGTTGCTTTAACGAGTTATTTTTCTTATCTTAAGGTATAATAAAAAAATAAAGGTTATGATGTATTTAAAAGTAAACAACGAAGGTTGGACAGAGACTATATTCAAGTCTATTAGCTATGTAGAGATGTATAAGAGAAAGAATCAAGCTATAGAGTTGTTTGGTGCTGATAGAGTAACGGTTACTAAAACTAAATAGTTATGATAAAGGTAAATAAAGATCAAGTTAAAGGTTTAATCAAAGTCACTGGGGACCATCCCGATGCCACACACTTCACATGTATTCCAGATTCTACCAATAAATGGGATTCGATAACGTACTATAAGAAACCCAGCCTCCTAACACACACATATACTGAAAGAGAGGTACTGGATATATTAAAAGAGGTCTACATAGAGCATGGCAGTACTAGTATGTTAGGGACGTTCGGAAGAGCTATGAATAGGGAAATAACGTCAAGTGATCTGTATGTATAATTTTTCGTGGCAACTTCGCGCGTTTTGCGCGGCGGGCTTCGCGCTTTTTTTATCGTGCTCCCCCGAAAGCTCCATTGCACCCGTTTGTTTAGGCGGTGACTGCACTGCTGTTATAAAGCCTATAGTGGAGAATAGTACGTATACCTTTGATATTGATGAGGGTAGCTCGAAGATACAGTACTTTACGGTAGAGGTTCATGCTAGTCCTACGTCACAAGAGTGGAGGTATAACGGAGTTCCGGTAGTCTCTGCTTATTGGTCCGGGGATTTAACGTACTTTGTACAGACTCCGTATACTTTTGATGAGATTAACTCGGCGGATAGGGAGACTTTCGGTAGATTAGAGGGTGACAGGGTTATAATAACTCAGATAATAGGAGTTAGAGCTAGTCAATCAGGTAAGACTCTTAATTTACAGGTAGATGTTTGGTGGGAAGCAGGTGAGAATACCCAGAATAAAAAATATTTTCAAAAGATTATGTTGAAATAGTTGCCATTCTGCTCTAAAAACATTATCTTAATTATATATTAAAAATATAAGTATTAAAGTATATAGTAATATTAATGATAATAGTATATAATAATAATAATAGTAATTAATCTAATATGACATTGACGGCGGATAAAATCCTTACAAACTACGAGAAACATCTTAAAATAGTAGACACTTACATAGGTGATAGGAAGGATAAAGTAAAGAAGCTTATAGAACACATAGGTGAAACCTACATTATGGCACCTGCTAGTTCTAAAACTTGGCATCATAATGCTATTCCCGGTGGGTACGTTGACCATGTCAATAGAGTTATAGAGTATTCTATTAAATGCAAGAGGCTTTATGAGGAAATGGGAGGTACTATTGACTTTAGTGATGAAGAGTTAGTGTTTGCCGGTATATTTCACGACTTAGGTAAGCTAGGTGATGGTGATACACATAACTATATACCTCAGACTGATAAATGGAGGCAAGATAAGCTACACGAGATGTATACCTTTAACTCAGAGCTACCTTTTATGCTTATCCCAGACCGTTCCCTATACATACTCCAGAAGTTTGACATAAAAGTAAGCCATAACGAGTTTTTAGGCATTAGACTCCACGATGGAGTGTTCGATAAAGCTAATGAAGCCTACTTCTACAGCCATAACCCTAATTCTAGGATGAAAACCAACATAGTATACGTACTACACATGGCAGACTTCATGGCCTCCAAGGTAGAGTACGATATATGGCTTAAAGACACCGGTGGAGCCACTCAAAAAGTCAAGAAAACCCAAGCCTCAACAGGAAAACGAGTAAATTCCTCACCAGGTCTACAAAACATGCTTAAAAATCTATAGATGGACATTAATCTCACATTATTTTACGTTATAATCGGTATATTAGTTGCGTTACTGATTATTTCTTCATACATTATAAGAAACCTACTAGTAAAGGTAGAGAAATACGAAGATATCACACAAGATCAAGTAAAATACCTTCAGAACATCTCTAACACTATAGGAGAATCAAAGCGACACTTACAAAATCTCGATGACAAGGGGGTCTTTCAGTCAGATGATGAAGTTGGTGAATTTTTTAACCAAATGAAAGAAGTACAGGAGCAACTAAACGACTATATGCTCCCCCAAAACTATGGCAAGGAAGAGAGCGAAAGCTAATTACTTTACAAAAGAGACAGAAGAGTACATAAAAAAATACAACGTATCTACAGATCAGGAATACCGAAACCAGATATTTACTGACCATATATACCTACCCTTTTACAAGTTAGCCGAAAACATCATACACACTTTTAAGTTTTACTATACTGATGTTGATAAAATAGAAGACTTAAAGCACGAAATCGTATCTGTCCTCTTAGAAGAGAAGATAATGAAGTTTGACCCTACTAACGGAGCAAAAGCCTACTCTTATTTTGGAACTATAGTAAAAAGGTGGCTAATAAACTACAATAATAAGAATTATAAGAAGCTTAAACAGATAGGAAGCTTTGCAGACATAGAGGAATCTTATGAAGAAAAATTAGACCTTGACTCTCCTGCTGCTAAATCTCTATCGACCTTCTTAGATGAATGGATAGTGGAATGTTACGATAACTTAGAAGAAATGTTTATTAAGTTAGAAGATCAAAAAATAGCAGACGCCGTACTTACCGTATTTAAAACCAGACACGATTTAGATATATTTAGAAAGAAAGCACTTTATATATACATAAGAGAGATGACTGATTGCGATACACCAAAGCTTACAAAAGTAGTAACAGTCCTAAAAGAAGACTTTAAAAACAAATATCAGCACCTATATGATCTTGGGTATCTTCACAATAAAATTGACTAGGCTATTTATTATAAAACAATATGAGCTTAGACAAAGAAATATTTAAAGGGAAAACACTTTCCGACCTCTTTGGTGAGATATACGATAACTCTAAAGAAACTAAAAGTCAAGTGAAAGGACTTATAGGGGAACTTAAACCTCTTATAGAAAACATTGGCGATGCTACTTTGCTTGTTCCTATGATAAAAGAATACATGGAAATAGGAGTTAAGAACGACGAGCATTTAATTAAATTAGCCACAGTAATACAGAGGATAGAAACAGCAGTTGCTAAGGGAGAAACAGATGAGTTCGATTTATCTGAACTACAAGATCTTATAGAAGAACAGGAACGTCTAGAAAAAGAAGTAGACGACTCACAAAATTTATCAGAAGACCAAGATGCTTAATTTAGGTTTAGGGTTTAACTCAGCACAAGAATATAACCCTATAGATTCAGGTAGAGCAGAAATACCTACACTAGGTAGAGTATATGATATTGTATTAGACGAAAACCACCCAAGCTTTAAGGTAACTAATACTATAGGAGCTATTCGCTACAATTTATTTGATAACGATAATTTTACAGAAGATCCTGATAATTTGTATATAGCATACCCTCTAGACAGTACTGCTAGAACATACCCTCTTAAAAACGAAATAGTAGTAATAAACGCAGGCCCAAGAGAGTCTGCAGATAGAGATGACTCAGAACTAAAAGTATACTATTCATCAGTAATATCGATATGGAACGCCTCTAATCATAATGCTGCACCCCCTAACGACGCTCAGTCTACAGACCTAGGAGAAGGTGTAGAAGAACTAGATAATATAAACATACTGCTTCCCAACTCTGGGGACCACATTATAGACGGTAGATGCGGTAACTCTATAAGACTAGGTGGCTATAAAGGATCTAAAAACGTGCTTACTGATAGTACTAACGACGGTAAACCGTATACAGTTATATCTAACGGGAGACCATTTAATGGAGATATACTTAAAGGTACAGCTGAAGATATAAATAAAGACGATTCTAGTATATATATCACTTCTGATCATATAGTACCTTTAGAACAATCAAGCACTAAGTTAGAATCAAACGTCGATAAAACAGTAATATCGGATAAATATAAAGGAGCTCAGATATTATTAAATTCTAATAGACTAGTATTTAATTCAAAGAAAGACGACATTATTATATCCTCTAAAGAAAGTTTTACTGCATCTGCTAAAGATGTAGGAATAGACGGTAAAGATTATATAAGCCTAGACGCTAAAAAGATATACCTAGGAGCAGGGTCTAAGAATAAAGACACACAGCTAGGATCAGCAGAGCCGGTAATTTTAGGACACAGGTTAGAAGATTTCCTGCAGATTTTAGTAGATGAACTTAAAACTCTATCGGGTAAATTACGTTCTGCTAAAACAGTAGACTTCAAAGCTATCCCAAACTTAAATGGATACGGAGTAAGCCTTAAATTTACAGCCGATATCTTACAGACCTATATTAATCCTAACGGACAATCACCTATAAAATCAAGAAAAACGTTTACTGAATAATGCCTCATTCATTTCTTAAATCAATTAAACTAAACCTAGCACAATATGCCGCTGTTGCTCTTGCTTATGCCGAAGGTATAGCTAGAAGGTATGCTGAAAAGAAGATATTAGAAATACTAGATGAATTAAGAAAGAAGTGCCCTCCCGCTGATGTGCTAAATAAAATGAACAAATCATTAGACAGAGTAGATTCTTTAATATCCTCAGCTAATAGAAGAGCAGGTAAGCTACACAGACTTATAAAATCTTTAAAAATCATTACTAGTATACTAAGGGTACTTATAGATCTACTATCTCACAACCCTCTCCCTACAACACTAGGTATTCCACCAGGCCCTGCAGGAGGAGTAATATTTTCTTTACCTCAGGGAGTAGTTCAAAGTCAATCTGCTAAACTTAAATGGGCTACTGAAACTTTAGAAGACATAGAAAACGAGATCGACAACATAGAAGAGCTGTTAAGAAACTTTGAACTTATATTTGTTCCCTTACAAGCTAAAATACAATTAATAAGAACGCTACTTAATAGATGCGCTGCAGACCCTAATTTAACAGCAGAAGAAAGAGAAGCAATTCTAGAAGGTTCTAACATATCTACTGCTGAAGAAGAAAACTACCTATCAACCAACGGTAGAGTATACCTTATAAAAGTAGTAACAAACCCAACATCACCTTCTATAGCACCACAACGACAAGCAATAGCTTTTGATAACAGAGGAATAGCAGTTCTTACAGGACCTCTTTCTTTTGCTAGCGACTCAAAAGTACTAATAAAAGAATTAAAATTTAGAATAGACAATCAACTTCCATAAACATACTATTTATTAATATGAAACTAGATCAACTTAGAAAAATCATCCGCGAAGAGGTAAGATCAGCCGTAAAGGATGAGTTACAAGAAATGTTAAACGAAGCTGTTAAGACAGCAAGTAAACCATCAACACAAGAATATAAGCAAGTTAAACAGAAAGACCTTAAGAGAACCTGGTCTACAGGTAGAATGAATACAGGCACAGTTCCTTTAGAAGAGATGCTTAATATGACGCAAAACGAAATGACAGGTGAAGATTATAAAAACGTAATTAACGCTAATTCTTCTATGGTAAAGAAACCTAATTTTGCTTCTAACGTAGCAAGAGATATGGGGTTAGGTGAAAACGCAGGACCAATGCCAGGTATAGATATAAGTAAATTAGACTTTGTGAATAAAGCAAAAGCTATATATGACAAGTCAAACGAAATAAAAGCTAAAGGTCAAGTTAAAATATAATGGCTATAAGCACTAAAAAGATAAACCCGTTAGATAGACAGCCTAGAAAAGCAGTCGGTATTGATATTCCGTTCTCTGCACCAGCTGTTTTTAATTCTACGTTTCAAACCAAAGATGCATTGAAGGTAAACTTAATTAACTTCCTACTCACTAATAGAGGAGAAAGACCTTTAAACCCTAATTTTGGAGGAGGCATAAGAGAAATGCTTTTTGAAAATATAGATCAAGATAAACTAGACGATATAAAAGAAAATATTTCCTCAAGTATTACTAGATTTTTTCCAAACATTAAACCAACAGTAATGAAAGTAGGATCAGAACCTGACAGCAACCTTATTACTTTCTTTCTGAGATATGCAATAGCAGATCAGAACATAGAAGACGAAATTTTAATTAACATACAATAATGGCAGTATCAAGAGACATAAAATACGTAAGTAGAGAGTTTAGCGATTTTCGTAGTCAACTTATAGAGTTTGCTAAAAATTACTTTCCTGACTCTTATAACGACTTTTCTCCTACTTCTCCCGGCATGATGTTTATAGAAATGGCCTCTTATGTAGGTGACGTACTCTCTTTTTACCAAGATACACAGCTACAAGAAACATTTTTAACTCACGCTAAAGACCCAAAGAACTTATTTAACCTAGCCTACATGATGGGGTATAGACCCAAAGTCACAGGAACATCTGAAGTAGATATAACAATTACTCAAGCAGTAGACGATACAGGTGGGTTACCTGATTTTTCTCAAGCTAAAACTATACCTGCGAACTTTAGATATGAATCATCTGATGGCTCTAAAACTAGATTCTTCTCTCCCGAAGCTGTTGATTTTAACTTCAGTAGCTCTTTTAATCCTACCGATATTACCGTCACCGGAGTAGACGGCTCTAATCAACCTACAGGCTATCTTCTCTCTAAGAAAGTTAAAGCTATATCTGGTAAAAGAGAAACCAAACAGGTTGTAATAGGATCAGCAGAAAAATTTAAAACTATTACTCTATCAGATGAAAATATAGTACAGGTAATCAGTATAATAGACGAAGATGGTAAAGAGTATTTAGAAGTTCCTTTCTTAGGTCAAGACACAGTGTTCTTAGATGAACAAAATACTTCTTCTGATTCCAATCAAGTACCTTTTGTATTAGCACTTAAAAAAGCACCTAGAAGATTTGTTACGAGGTTTAGATCAAATGGTAATTTAGACATACAATTTGGTGCAGGCACATTATCTGACGACGATTCAGTAATACTACCTGACGCTTCTACTATAGGAAACGTAACCAATCAAGGGTCTCTTAACTATAACGGCTCTGGATCTCTTATTACTACATATGATCCAACTAATTTTACTTATAGTAAATCATACGGAATAGCACCATCTAATACTACTTTAACTATTACATACCTTAAAGGAGGAGGAATATCAGCTAACGTACCTGCTAACACTATTACGACTGCAATTGATACACTACCAACCGGTACTTTTACTATAAATAATAGTGATCCAGCAGCAGGTGGTAGAGATGGAGATACAGTAGAAGAGCTAAGAGAAAATGCTCTAAGGGCATTCAACGAACAAGGTAGAGCAGTAACTTTACAAGACTATACAGTCAGAGCTTTATCACTACCAAGTAAGTTTGGGAGTGTAGCAAAAGTATATGTTGCTCAAGACCAACTTACAAATACAAATATAACTGATAGTATAGTTGATAATAATCCATTAGCGCTATCACTTTATGTATTAGGTTATGATAATAACCAAAACCTTATTACTGCTGCCAGTAACTTAAAAGCAAACCTTAAAACCTATTTAGCTGAATTTATGTTAGTGACAGATAGTATTAATATAAAAGATGCTTTTGTTGTAAATATTGGAATAAATTATGATATTAAAATAAGACCTAATTACTCTAGTAGAGATGTAGTTTTTAACTGCAACGTAGAGTTACAGGATTATTTTAAAATATCCAAAAGAAGTATCAACCAGCCAATAAACTTATCTGAAATAGCAGTTTTGCTAGACAAAGTAAAAGGGGTACAAACAGTACAAAAAATAGAAATAATTAATCTAAACGGAGGCAATTACTCTACATACGGGTATGACGTAAAAGGAGCTACTAAGAATAACACAGTTTATCCTTCTTTAGATCCTTGTATATTCGAAGTTAAATTTCCTAACGAAGATATTAAAGGTAGATCAATAATATAAGACATGGCAGTATATAAAATATTTCCCGATAAAGATTCATTCTTATTTACAGAAGTACCTTCCGGTAATTCAGGGTACGATGAAATGATAGAGATAGGTGCTTACCCTATACAGGAAGTTGGTCAAACAACTAGAACAGTAATACATTTTAAAGATACTGAAATTGCTAACGTAGTTAATAGTAAAATAGGAACTACCCACTCTAGCTTATGGTCTGCAAGTATCGACCTTAATGTAGCTTCGGCATACGAAGTACCTGCATCTCATTCAGTGGAATGCTTTCCACTATCACAGCATTTTGACGGCGGAGTAGGAAAGTATCATGATGATAT